ACCACTGGAGATGATAAACAGTTGTTCGATTATTGCAGTGCGGGCAATAGATTGATTTGCCGCCTGCAATTAGATCAGTTGTTGCATGTGTCATGTTGAAGTTAAAGTAAACCCTGGGACTTACACCACATTGTTATGTGGATGCCCAGGTGTAAACTGAAAAAAAGATTTAATACAGATGCCAGTACCTTTTAAGATTGGTGGTGGACAAGGTTTTTATAATGGACAAATTGTTTTTGCTCCTGGTTTACAAGATGATTATGAAAGTTTTGTTAACGAAGGAAGGCTAAAAAGTAATTCTTTAAGTTATGAAAACTTTAAACCTTTTACCAAGCAAAATGCAAGTGCTGCGTTTCAAAATTTCTTAGATCAAGTATCACCTGATCTTAATCAAAACGCTCAGACGATCGAAGCATACCGTAATGCACTTGCTGGTGAGACGAAAACTACACCAATCGCTGGTGCTTTGATGCAAAGCATTAGTACAAACAAAGGACAGCCAAGTAATGTGCAGATGATGCAGCAACTGATTGATGGTTTAACTAACAAAGGTCTTGTTTTTGAAGATGAAACCGGTTTAGTTGAGTTAACACCTGGTGGTATTAACCTAAAATCAAATCGTGGATGGTCTGCTGGCATTAACCCACTTGGTGGTGAGGTTAATATTGGACCAATAGGCATACAAGGTACATGGGCTGGAGACAAAAGTATTCAAGCAAAAATTAATCTGCAACCAGAAAGAATTTATCCAATGATGATGAGTAGCTTCTTGCCACCAGAAGTTGAAGAAGAAGGTCCTCAATACTATGGCTTTGGGTTGCAGCAAAAAGTTCCTGTTGGAATGCAAAGAGGTCAAGGTTCCATTCCATTGTCTGCAGGCAGGCAATTAATGGAAGAACAAACTGAAGATTACATGAGGCGGAATCCTAATTATCGATACCAATAAATTGTTGGTATTTCTATTCGTTGACATGTGTATACATAAGATGAAGCTGTGCAAATGTAGTCTCTATTGAAACCATCCCAGATAAAGTTTTGACCATCTGAGTTGGCAATGTAACCAGTGCCAAGGTACTGTTGAATACAGACTACAGTTGTACAAACGAAGTTAAGCATGGTGAATTGAAGTGAAGTTGGATTAAAGCCTGGGACTTACATACCGTACTTACGTCGGTAATGCCCAGGTATTGGCATGTATTGGCTATTTGCGAATGGCAAACAATACTACGGAAGTATTGTACAGTCATGAGGCAATCGTGGTGGAAGCATAATCCAACTTGTGTAGTTGGCACTGCTTCTGTCTACACGTATCAAACCATATTGTTCAAGTTTGATCAAGGCATTGAGATATTGTTCAAGCCTTGAGTTTTGACCGGGACACCTTGGCACATAACACGGTGTGTTCTTGTACTTATTCCTGTGATTCAGGAAGTACATGTAGAGGTTTCGTTGGTTGATACTCAACCCTACAGGTGTTGCCAATGTTGCCGTCATCGGTTTGATCAGCAGTAGTGTGGTTTGGATTCGGAGTAGACCTTAGCGTAGTCGTTGGAGAAGTTGACTTCGTAGTTCGAGTACGTTGTTGAGAGGCCGAGGCTTGGCTGCTCGGCGATCTCGTATTCGTCAAAGTATTGGATGAAGGTTTGGACCGCTTGCTTCTTGGAGAAGATGCAGTGGGTAAGGACTGGATATCCTGCATGGTAGTACCATCCACCTTCTTCTGGACCGCCGTAGTTGAGCGTGGTTTCGTGGACGGTGATAGTCGTTGGGTCTTGGTGCTCCCACTCTTGGTGAGTGGAGTATCGTTGGATGGCAAGTCTTGCTTTCCACGTACGTGGGTAGAACTTGCGGAGTTCAGAGACGTAAGACATTTGAGTGCGTCGATGAGGATTTCAATGAGGATGGAAATGATGACAATGATGTGAAGAACAATGTCATCTTCTTGAAGTTTCTTAGTCATTGATAATGTACCTCTCGTTGTAGTGGTCACAAGCATTGCGTTCGGCAGATGAAATTTCATCAATGCCATCCCAATCAGATTGATTGGATTCACGCATAGCTTCTTCTAGTTCGTATGCACGATCAGCCATGGCATCAAGCAGATCAGTATTGTAGTTTTCATCAAGTGTTTGAAGGTTAGTCATGGTTTGAATTGAGTGAAATGAACGGTTTTCAAAAGGTATTGGCAACTCTTGTGGCTAATTCGTCAACAAGAGTTGGACCATCTTCTTTGAATGCAATCTCATATTGTTCACGCTCGTCTTCGTCAAGCAAAGAACCAAGCGTGTGATGAGCATGATAAAAAGCTAGTGCATTGACGATGGCATACTTCTCATCAACGTTGATGATGAGGTGATACCGTTTGTTGTCTTCAGTCATGTTGAAGTGAACTGAATGAATGTCCTGGGGCTTACACCACTTGTTGAGAATGATTCTCAATAGTGGAGGCCCAGGTGTTTGTGGTGTTGCCGTTGATCAGATCTTGACTTGACGCCAAGACAAACCCTTATGAATGTTGGAAATTGTGTGGTGGCTAACTGAATAGCCTTCGGCAATCTTTTCGTAAGCTTGCTGCCTAGAACCAAAACGATTCATCGTCTTGTCATCAGACAGCATCAGCTTAATTTCACGAACAGACTCAGGTGTTAACTTGCAGTTACCTATAGGTGGCTTACGTTGTTTCATGGCAACAACAGTAGTCTTCTTTGAGCTTTTCCTTGCCAGCTCTTCGAGATAAGCAAGGCCTTCTTCCTTGGACATAGTCAGCCCATCCTCCCGTACCTGCGACTGTTGCAGAGGGGGACGGGGGGTTGTCTGGATCCAAGGTGTTTTGACGGGAAAGCCAAGAGTGACAGATGTTCCATCCTTAAGGACAGAGATTGTTACCTTGCCATCCCTGGTAATGACAGAGACGTGGTCTGGTGCTGTGACATCAAACTGGCTGAGTGCGTCCATGTCTTTAATTGAGATGAGTGCAGTGGATGCAAGTAGAGAATAGCTGGCACCTGCAAAGATGCAAGTACCAGCTGTAGCGTCTTACGTTTGCGTGACACCAGATGTGGTCTAGTCGTGTGGAATGAAGTCGGAATCGTTAAGCAGCTGATGCACTGACAAGCAGTCCTCAGCAATTTCATCTGGGGTGCAGCCTTCCCAATCCTCTGTTTGATTCTCAACCACCTCGCAGCCAATGTCTTCGAGTTGATCAGAGAACAAAACAAAGGTTTGAGCTGTGCCCCAGACGTGGGCATAACGACCGCTTTGATCAGCGACCAGGGCGACGTGTGTTCTCATTGTTCTGTGGATTGAGGTTAGTAATGTCGACGCCAACCATGGCACCTGCCGTCATCACTGCGATAGCAATGACGAAGAGGGTGCATAAGACATTGAAACGGCGTGTCTCACGAGACTCACCGTAAGAATCAAGTCTGATGTAACGGTTGCGTCCGAGTCGTGTTGTGTGTTTCATGTCAGTTAGTAGCGAGGATGTAACGAACACAAACCAAAGGATCTGGTTTGAACCCAGGCGGTAGTTCTTCTGCGTAGAACCACTCGCCTTTGACATCAATTGAGATTGTGTCGTAGTTTTCAATAAGTCCCAAAGCATTGTTGTACTTGGTGCACCAAATGATGTATACACAATTGGACTCAAACAATATGTAGTAAGAGTCTTTGTCTATTCCAAAATCATTGAGTGCCTTTTGAATGTCTGAGTTGTCAATTGTGATTGGTAATGACATAGTGTTGTATGCAATGGATGCAGGATTTTCAGTCCTGCAGAAACCCATCGAAATCGATGGGAATGTGCAAGAGTGATATCAGAAAGCAATCTCTTCCAGCGTAGGAGTTGCCATTGGTGTAGCCTCCGGCTTAGGCTGAGGCTTGGAACCAAAGGCATAACTCATGCAACGGAATTGTACTTCCGGCATCTTGAGCGGTGTCAGGACATCGTCTTTCATGTAGAAAGCACGAATGCCTCTGATGGTACCGCTGATGGTCAGCTCTTGCCCTACGACAAGAGTGCCATTGTTGTATGCCGTAAGCAACCCGTTGCTGTTGGTGAACTTGATACGGAGGTCTGCTGTTTCGGAGATGGTATGGACCAGGGATACAGCAAGGAACTTGCGATCCTGGTACTCAGCCACCTCCATGTGAGCAATACGTCCGTGCAGTACGGTTTGCTGGAAGTCAGGGAGCTTCTTGTAGTCAGTCATTTGAATTGAGTTGAGTTGAACAAAGCAGGAGTTGAGTCCTGCAGTAAAGGGCCGTAGCCCCTTAGAGCAAGAATCATTGGTTGACAATGTATTTAGTCTCGATGCAGTAATATGTATCGCCAAGAAAGCCACGGGAGAGAATCAGGTTATGACCTGGTCTCTGATGGCATGTGTCCTTGTAATACTGGTTGAGCATCTTCTGACCGATAACGGACAGAATCATGCCAACACCAGTGCCAAGGACAACGGCAATTACTGAATCTGAGAAGTAGTTGCGTGTCATGTTTCAGTTGAGTTGATTGTGTTGACTAAGATCACATCATTTGGTAGATGCGTTCTTGTTCAAGGATGATACCTTCGTGATAGTAGTTCTCCATCTCGAGAAGCATCTCCTTGATACCTGCGGGAACACCAAAGCCAAGGGTACGGACATCTCTGTCGTACCACTCGCCTTGAATGTTGAGCTTCTCGAAGTGAAGTTGTGTACTCTCACCGCCATACCATGCAACACGCAGGTTGTGTTCGCAGGAAGGCTGATAGATCATTACAGGAGTCATGGTCACTTGGTAGAGATGAGGTTGGCTAGTGCGTTGCGGTAACCATTAACTTCATGAGTCAATGCTTCACGACGCACTTTGAGCTGAGCTTTGACGTGCTCAGGAGTTTGGTTTTGAGCAACCTTGACCGCTGCTGCGGCAAGGAGCTGGGACAAACGTTGACGAATCATGTTGCGTTAAGTGGATGCCACGGGATTGTGGCAAGTCCTGGCCAAGGGATTGCACCCTGGCACGCCGCTTTAACGGACTCAGATGTTGTAACCGTTGGTGATGCACCAGTCACGGTGGATTTGATCAGCCTCCTTAGGCCAGTCATGCGTACGACATTGTTCGGCAGTTGCCTTATCAATGAAGTATGCAGCGACTGGACCGCCAAGGATGCCAGAAACAAATGCAGTAACGATGACTGCTGCAAAAACGTTACGTGGTTCGATCACTTGCGTGTCCTGTGGTGTGTGCGGTGCCCATCTCCGCTGGGGGCAATGCTGAGTGGGGGATTCGATCCCCCGGCATCACGCCTGGCACTCAGTAGCAGTTGCAATAATCCAACTTGATCATTGCGTGTTTAACTGGAACCCATCCTCGGTTGGACTCCCTCTCTTCAGTGAATCTGATGTAGCGAGCTTGATGTTCATCTGTTGCGCCCTTCTTCCATGCAACAACTGTTGCCATGTCAAGAACGTCGCTCTGGTCCAGCTGAACCCGCGCTTCCCATCCCATTGCCTCGGCTTTCGCCTTGGCTTCCATCGCCATCTTGTTAGTCTTGTTCATGAGTAACTCGTTGTGTTGCGGTGGTGTAGTGCTACGTTTAACGTCCAGCTCGACGTGAACGAATCAATCCCTCATTGTTAACACAAAGTAAAGATTGAAGTCCGTTCTCGCTCACTGTCCTATTTCGAGCGCCAGAGAACGCGGGAAGTTTTCCACAATTTGGTGTGGAAACTGTGGAAAAACCCCCACATTCCTCGGTCGATACGAATTCGTATCAAAAATCCGATGATATTAATGAGAATCATTCTCAATTAACTCACGCGGTTCTTTTTTTCTACGCACGCTCTCCCTCGGTTGGGGGGTGGGAGAAGCGTCAGGTAATTTTGTACCCTTTTCAGAACTGTATAGGGCCTCTTTTTGTACGTGTAGATACAAAAAATTAGGTATTATCCCTACTTTGTACGTAAACTTCCTTGTTATCCCAAAAATTTACACAAAAAAGCCGGGTTCAACCCCGGCTTACTACCTGAAAATTACATTGTTGTTTTAGACGGCGCCTTTTTGTACGTACTGAGTCGCCAAACTGACCGCTTGTTGATATTTTTCTGTGTCCGGCACAGCTTGAGCCAACTCCTGGTTCGCGGCTGACCGTAGATTTTGGACTTCAAAGGGATGCATACCACCTTCGCGCAGTTCATTGGCGCGTTGGTCAATTGTTTGACGTACGTTTTCGCGCCTTTCCCTGAGTGCTTCGTCCATTTTTAAATTTTTTACCGCACTTCACGGTTTATATTCCTTAGTTTACAGGATAATTACGTTTTTTAATTATCCAAAGTTAGAATGTAACCATCAAAAGAACATAAATACATCTGTAAACGTTATGGCGATCTCCCCTGCTGACTTTTACGCCTACAGTCGTGCCACTGGAGCGCCAATCCCAGAAGATCCAGAGGAAAAGGCGCAGATGGCGCCAGAAGTTCTGGAATTTCGCCGTAATCAACTCAAAGCCCCACAACAAGAGTCCAATCCACTTGCCGCGTTAGGCACTGCAGCCCTCGGCTTGGGTGCATTGGCAGGTTTGGGGTTTGGTGCCAGGGCATTGATGGGACGTGGCCGTCAGCTTCCTAAAGGTCCAGCTAAATCGGCAACTGCTGGTGTACGCCAGGTCAATCTTGCGGACATGGAACAGGCTGTTCGCCGTGTGGCTGCAGAACCAGGCGTACCGGCTTCTAAGGTACCGCCATCAGCTGAACGTAGCCGCGTATATGCAGAAGTTGCTGCAAAACCAGAGGCTGAACTTCCACGTGTTTACAGACCAAAAGGTGGCTTAGAAGATATTCTTCCCGAGGGACGAGCAGAAGAACTTAACGTTTTAATTACAGATCCAAACACAGGTGAAGTTTTTAGGCGCGGACAAAGTCCAGAAAGTTTTGCGCAAACCTACATTAGTTTGCGTCCAGAGTTAACAGGGCAAAAAACCAACCTTCCGCTTAACCGAACTCCTGGTACGTTTAAAGAGTTCAGTGAATCTATTTCTTTAACCGATATTCAAAAAACCCAAGCACTTGCAAATACAGAGCAATTTATCAATGCAGTTGAATCTGGTGAGGACCAATTAACTGGACGTGTCATTAAACAAATTAACATTGCAGATCCCTGGGGCGAAGCAACCGTTCCTCCCGACGCCATCAATCAGCAACAAACTATTCCTTTACTTCCTGCAGCTGCTGCTAGTCCACGGGAGCAAGCGCAACAGTTCCTTCAAAATAAGTTTGAAGAATTAGGTGCCACGATCCCAGGTCGTTACCGGCGTGAACGTGCAATGGGCCAAGATCCCGCCATTGCAGAAGCAATGGAACTATATGCCTCTACTGGCGATCCGTCTGTTTTGTCTCGTCTGTCTGCAACACCCTCCTCTCCACTAACAGTAATACCGCGTGTTCAAACTGAGCTTCGCGAAAAGGAAGAGATTCCAACTGGTATGTTCTTTAAACCGACGGGGCAAGGTGAGTTTGTTGACGACTTGTTTGAAAAAGACATTGCATTAACAAATAAAATTTCAAGCCTAGGCGTTGAAAAACAAAATATCTTAAATCGTTTAGAACAAATTGACCAACTTGAGCCGCAGCTACGTTTTGCTGCTGCAGATGAACCAGACCAAGGTGGGTATTACACCCGGATGCTTAACAAGATGATGTTTGAGCGTCAGAGTTTAAATCCTGATGCAATTAACGCTGATCTTGGTGATGCAATTGCACAACGTGATTTTGTGCGTTCTCAAATGGAGTCTTTGGAATCTCTTGGATCTCAATACCAAATGATACCGCGCCAAGAAGGTGTACGTCCTTTCTTTGAAGTTGATCCAGTTACTGGTGAACCAATTGCTGAAACCCTTGAAATTCGCAGCGGTCGTCCTTCCGTTCAGCTAGAAGAACAAAAAACGGGTGGAGGACGTTATTTTATGTCCGCTTACGATCCTGACGCGCAAACAGGCTCTTCCATTGGAATTTATGGTATCGAGCCTCGTAATTTCCCAATTGCTGATCCCGAGCTGAGGCCAACTGCTCTTCAACGAGAAGAAACTAAAATGACGCTTCGTCGGGGAAGCTACCCTGAATTCAAAACAACAATTACTTCTACACCTGAGCAAAAACGCCGTTCCTTGGAAGTAAGCGAAGCATTACGTCGAGCTACAATTGAAGGACGCGACCCCCAATCGGTTCTTAAACAGTTTGGTATCGGTATCTGATCATGTCTAAAAATAAAGAAGATAAAAAATGGATTCAGGGTGCTGATATTAAAGAAGGCGCTTTTACCGCTAAAGCCAGATCCCGTGGAATCAGTACAGCCCAACTCCAGGAGAATGTGCTGTCTCATCCTGACAAGTACGATCCTAAAACGGTAAAGCAAGCAAACTTACGTAAAACCTTGGTAGGCTTACATAAGAAAAAGAAAGCTAAATGAAAATAGATCGGCCGCGCACTACACCGGGTGATTACATTAAATTTGGCGGCAACAAAGATAAAAAACTAAACTTCAAAGATCAATACGATCTCAAGGCTGCAGTACAAGAAACGCCTTGGATCACATCGCGTTTTGGTCCTCAAGATTTAACCAAACGTGTTGCTAACAGGCGGTTAAATCTCAACGAGCTTAACTTTGTTCCAGAAGGCGAGCTTCAGAATGGATATGAGATGTTCCCTGGACGGGGACGTTTCAATATGGAAACGGACTATGACTTCACCATTGGTCGTCCATCCACTCCAAATTATCCAGAGCAGCAGCCTGACTTTGACCCGGAGTGGAATAATTCCTATAGCTTAAGTCCAGTCATACCCCCTGGTGAAAAGATTAAAAATCCTTTTCCACGTCAAGATAACATTGATCCCAATGGCTACCTTTCTGCGATGTTGGCAGAAGGAATCAATACGGATATCCCCAAATTGCCTGATCTCATCAATGAGAACCCTCAGGCCTCGGTATCAATTTAAGCTAATCAATTTAAAATAAAAGAATATCGGTAAACAATATGAACCCCTTTTCACGCCTGCTTAGTTACGCCGCAAAGAATAAAGATGTTGTTGGTAGCGTCGCAGCAGGTAGTGCGTTGTCTGCAGGCTTTGGTTTGATGGCGGGGGGTCCAGGGGCAGCTCTTGCCTACGGTCTTGGCGACTTGGTAACTGCACTTCCTCTAACCTTAGGCGCACGTAAACTTAGGCCGCCGAAGTCAACGGGGCGTCGTATTGAAGTTGCTCCTGGAAAGTTTGAAGCAGAGATTGTTCCTTCCAGGCTTGAATCTGCTGCCAATATTGGAGGATCGTTAATTTCTCCTTTTTTAACGGAGTCGTTGGTCGGTGGCTTGATGACGCAGCCCCAACCAACACCCACGCAGATCTCGCAAGAACAACAAATCATGCAGCAGATGATGCAACGTCAAGGCATCAATGATCTGCAGGTACCACAGGCTGTAGCCCCTGGCACGCAATTCCAAGCTCAGGGCATTGAGCAGACATTTCTTAATGACTACCGCCAGCAAGTCACCAAGATGCTTCCAAACTTACCTCCTGGTTACATTGACCAGTTGGTTATGGCTGGAGGAGCAGGCTGATGAATCCTCTTCAGTTCCTAAAAGAATTCATAGGTGAATACGTCAGCGGTATTAAAACTGCTGATCGTGTTCAACGTGAAATGATTAAAGCCAGGGATGAAATCCTTAGTCAAGGAAACCTTGGTTATGGTCAAAGCGTTTTAGATCCACGCTTTAAAAAAGACATCAAAAAACAAGGCGTGAGTGTTAGACAAACGCCAGCTCAAGCCGCTGGCGCTTATACGTCTCGTGCCTTGGTGGACGCTGCAAACGATGGTACGCGAACTTATTGGTGGCGCTGGAACCATCCACTGGCTATCGCCCAGCGTCTTGTAGAAACAGGTCTTGGCAAGATTGAAAGCCCAACTGCCAAGGCAGTCGCCGGTCTTGCAATTTCGGTACCAGCGATTGCAGCAGCTGGTACATATGACATTACCAATCCAGAAGAACAATTCCGCCCAGAGGGCTACGCTCAGTCTTATTCGCCAAAGGGTGCAGAGGATCGCCGTAAGACAGGCCAACCTGTTCAAGAATTATTTGAACGTTTCTTCTTGGGACGTACAGGTGATCCGCTGAAATATGCCACTGCTAAAGAAGAAATTCCAAGCTTGACGCCAGAGCGTTACGGTAATTATCTCAACTACCTTTACCAGGACAAAGGACTTCTTGGTCTTGGTGTTGTCAAGGGAACCATGGAGAATCTCCAAGGGTATCCAGAAGCTCGTATGTTGGGCTTCCCAATCAATCTACCCATGGCAGGTGGTTTTGCTGCTGGTACAGCAGGTGCAAAGATTGCGTCTTCTATGCCAGGTACTGCACGTCAACGTGCCATTCGTGGAATCATTGGTGGCGCAGCTGGGTCATTGCTGGGTGTAACCGGTGGTAATGTTGCAAATGAAATCATTGCTTCTGGTAATCGACCAAAACTACCAACAGTTGCAGAATACGAAATGACTACTGATAAAATTTAAGATATAAGAAATATAAGCAATCGGCGGTCGATCCAATGTTAGTTGATCAGTACGGCAGGCCTTTAGATATTCCAACGGCAACAATGCCACAACCTCAGAGTCGTCGTGCACAAGCGCAACAATTCCTTGAGGATCAAGCTGCACGCCTGCAAGTTGGTCTTGGGCCTGCCTTTGAATACATTAAGAAGAAACCAGTACGTGCCGGGCTTCGCGGTGGTTTAGCCGGTGGCGCACTGATGGCAATTCCTTCCTTGATGGAAGGCCGTCCTGCTGAAGCAGTTGGTGGTGTTGCCGGTTCTGCCGCTGGCGCAGCAGCTGGTGCAGCCCTTGGCTCTGTTGTCCCAGGTGTTGGCACTGTTATTGGCGGTCTCGCTGGTTCTGTTCTTGGCGGGATGCTTGGTGGCACCGCAGCAGAAGCAGTAGTTTCTGCGTACACAGGTAAACCTCCCACTGGCAAGACCGGTACTGAAACTGCCCAGCCTCCTCGTTACATTGAAACTCCCCTGGGCCGCATTAACTTAAATGATGCCGCTGCCCAAGAAGATTTCATGAACCGTAATCAAAAGCGTCAGCTTGAGTATTACGGCACCATGATGGGTATGACTACGTCGAATCTGAAAGATCTGACGCAGTTCCAGAATGATCAGGAAGTGACCATGGCAAAAGCCATGCTTCCTATTACAACCAAACTTGCCAACGATCAGCTGACTCGCTCCCAGGCACTGATCAATACCCAGAACAACGCTTATATCCAACAGATGATGGTTGGTGCACAAGCCAACCTTGCTCTTGGTGCACAACGTGAGCGTGGTGCAACGATGCGTCAAGCACTTGCTAGCAATCCTTATGTGGTTGCCCTCAGTGCTCCAAATATTTCGATTAGCTGAGGCTTAGCTCAATGGCAGAAAATTCTTCGTTTGGAGCTTTTTCCCTAGCAGGTGCTGGCATGGGTAATCCCATGACACCACAAGCGGGTGCTTATGAACCCTGGGAGCAAGAACTTCTAAATAAGATGAGCCCAGATATTGCTGGCGCTCTACTTTTAAACCGTAAGCGTGAAGACGTTTATAACGATCCCGCACGTTTCGGTGAGCTTCTCAAAGTGATGAAGGAGTTTCGCGCAGAAGAAGCTGCTGCTGCTGCCAAAATTCAAGCTGAACGTGACAAGCGTGCTTTCCAGTACAACTTAATGGCAAGCATCCCTCAAACCATTAGTCAGATCGGAAGTAATCTGGCGCAGATGCGTTACAACGCACCACGCCTTCAAATCCTGGCAGGCATCCCAGATCAAATGCGTGCTGCCTACGGTTCGATGCCAGCCATTGATATTCCTCGTGGCCGAACCTTTAGCTAACACTGGCATATAATTAAGTCATGGCTTTATCCGATGGCTGGCAGCAATACGCTACCTATGCGCCAATTGCGCCTATCAATCAAGCTTTTCCAACTGCTTCTTCGGCGACATCAACAACAACAACAACTTCAGCTAAACCTACCAGTATGGATCCCTTTTCAATTGGCTTAGGTGTTGCAAATATCGGAGCATCTATCTTTGGTGCTTCTGCACAACAAAGAGCTGCAGAAGAACAAGCTCAAGCAGTAGAAGAAGCTTCCAAACGTGCGGCGGCTGCCACCAAGCAAGCAGCGGAAATTGGCGCTGTTGCCCAATTGCGGGGCAAGCAAGCGGGTTTTGGTTACGACTACCTCACCTCTCGGTACGAAGGGGGTGCAGGCGGTGCTCTCGCCCGTTTAAACGAAGCACGAGATCTTGTCCAGAAAGCAAATATTCAAGCTAATAATCCAGCCTTTAATACGCTGCGCTCGGTTGAGCGTTACGAAGATCGCCTCCGTGGCGCAATGCCTGGCTTTATGCCACCTTATGCTTTGTTTACGTGATCTAAAATAAAGACAATTCAATAAAGTGTTATGGCAGGCAATAGCCCTTTTGAGTATTTAACCAAGCGTACTTCTGGAGATACGGAAGACGTATCTGATCGTCTTGGTGCAATTGAAGAAAAACTAGGCATTGCCCCAGTTACGGCACTTGGAAGTTTCTTTGGTGGTGACCAACCAAAACCTACGGAAAAGAAAAAGGGTTCTGGCTTTAAAGCAGCGATTCGTGACGTTAAAAAGATCGGCGCTATTCCTGTTAAAGCAATTGAAAAATCCGAAGAGGCAACTAAAAAATCTGCTGCTGATTATGCTCAGTTTCTTGCGGGGCAGGTGTCTCGTGGCGAACGTAGCCCGATTGAAGCATCTGACGAGTTTGCCAACTTTGGGTTGGCTTATAGGATTCCAGATGCATTTAAAATTGCTGAACAGCTTGGAAGCTTAAAAGCAGGTTTAGCGCCAGAAGGTACTGTAGAAAAATATCGTCCGTTCCAGGAATTTGCAGCGCGTTCGCTTGGTATTGGTTTAACGGAAGAAGACATCAAGTCTACAGAAGCCGCCGCTCGTGCACTTGGTAAAACGTCGCCTGAGGCATTTTCTCAATTCTTGGGACAAAAGATGCTTTCGTCTCCGGAATACGTTCGCAAAAACCCTCTCGCCTTTGCTGCTAATCTTCCTGGCGGTGGCAAATACGGCGTTGGTTATCAAACTCCCGATGGCACTTTTACAGGTACTTATCGCTTCAAACCAGGCTCAACTGTAAATTACAATTGATTTTACCTTTTATACTGATAAATAACGGATAGATAGTAAATGGCTGACGCTCTTGAGTCTTTAATTGAACAGGCCCGCCTTAGAGGCGTTCAGTTGTCTGGTGCCCCTAAAAAAGAATTAACCAAATCTATCCAGCAAGCAGGTAAAAAAGGACAAGGTAAAACCATTACAGCAGCCGAAGTTCGTGGCGGCAAAAAAGTTTATGAAAAAGCTGGTGGCACTGATTATCTTTCAACTATTGGTCGTACATATGCCGCTAATCAATTAGCAAAAGATCTTCGCAAGAAGTTTGAAAAGAAAGGGTATACTCAACAAGACGGGTATTACACCAAAGCCGGTAACATCACGGAAGATGTGTTGAAGAAGGCAACCGACGCCGGTTTTGCAAACAAAGATATTCGCTCTTATCTTGCTGGTAAATTTGCTTACGATGAATTAGATGATCAAGTATCTAAATTTATGGGTCAGGGCAATTATGAGTTAGATCGTGCTACCGGCCGTTGGTCTGAAAAACCAGAAATCACAGTGACAGGTAGTGGCACTACTCCTGCACCAACCACAGTTCCCTCTGGAACTGTTAGTGGCATTTATGCTGGCATCAACCCAGACAAAGCCCCTGGTTCTACGATTGCTGAGATGGAATACATGACTCTGATTGATCCTTATAAAATCCAAGCCAAGTCTGCAGAGCGCCGTGCTCGTATGGAGCAAGCAACGGATCTTACAAAGTCACGGATGCAACAGGCTAATTACTTGTACAACTTGATTCCTTCTGCTTTCTAAGGCTGCTGATATAATTAATTTTAGTTAATACCATGGACTTTAATTCTGCCGCTCCGAAGGAGCCATCTGATGATGCTCCCTTTGATCTTCAAGGATTCAAAAATTTACTTGATACTTTGAAACAATCAAAAGAGCAGCGAGAAAATAAAGCAAAACCTGTATACAACCCAGAGGAGTAAATATGGCTAAAGGTGGCGGCGGCAAAGGAAGCGGAGGAAAAAACGCCCCCAGTGGTGGTGCCAGTCCTAAAAGGGGCGGCGGAAATGCTCCTAGTGGTGGTGGCGGCAGTCCTAAATCCTCGCCAACTTCAGCCATACCAGCTCCTGGTCCCAAGCCACCTGCGGCTCCCACTGGGGGTGGTGGTAGTGCACAGTCCGCTCCTGCCAAAGCAGTTAATGCTGCCAAAGCGTTTCAATCAACGTCGCGCTCTTCCTCTCCTTCTCAACAAAAAGAAAAGAAGCAAGAACAAAAAGAAAAGAAGCAAGAACGAGTTAAAGCTTTAACAACTAAAGCCAAAACTTTAATCACGGGTGCTACCAGTGAGGGCATTGCGGATCCCGGTAAATTTAAAGATATTCTTGGAAAGTTAAAAGATCTTGGTAAAGATAAAAGAGTGCAAAACTTGCAAACACAAAAGAAAACTGCTGTTTCCACTGCAAAAGCGGCAGCTCAAGCCCCTGGAGGAAATAAATTTAGTCAAGAGGACTTAGATAAAGCAGTTCAAGATGCATTAAGTAAAGCAGGTAATTCAGGAATTACACAAGAAGATTTGGACGCTGCCTTGGCAAACGTTGGGAAGACAGGCCTTACGCAAGAAGATCTGGATGAAGCGTTATCAAGATACAGCCCTCAAACAAACCCCTTGGATACTGGTGCAGCTGCTGCAGGTACGAGCGAGTTTGATGACTGGATTAAATCATTTGAATCACAACAAGATGCCGGTGCATTTGATCCAGATCTGTTCAGAGGCCTCCTGGGCGAGTTAGAATCTTCTAAGCGTCGTCAGAAGGATTGGAATGAGCGTTCAGCAAAAGCGTCTTACAAGTACTAAGACAGATTCGGCTACCGGCTATTTAGACGTCAGCGCCTTTGAAGAGTGGTTTCTTGAGCAGCCTGGCGATGCTCAAGAAGCTTTTCATGCTTTTTCTTGTGAAAATTATTCATTCATTGAATGTTTTCTCTATGCCCGTTTCCTCGGTTATGTAGGCAACATTATCTCGTGTGAGGCTTGGATCAAAGACCAATACCCAAAGCCAGATCACCGGAAAATGCTCCTAATGGAAATCGAAGAAATGCGGGAAGATATTCGCAAACTCCGTGAGGACATTGAAAATTGTGCCGTGAAACGGGATGCCGGCGTTGCTCGTATTGCAGCGATGGAAAAAGAATTGCGCGGCACGATTAATCAAGTTGAACAATACACATCCGTCAAAGACCGCAAAGGTTTACTCATGGCTGGGGCTGATCGCGCCATTCGTGAGTTGATGTTTATTTTTAAAGACGATCCAATTGAATCACCTCTTCACGAAGCAAGCATGAGCGTCTGGGCACGCATGCAACTGGAAGAATAAACGGACATTAAAATAAAGAAAAACATTTGTTATGGCCAAAGGAAAAATGCCTCCTCAACTTCTTGAGCACTTCAAGAAGAAAGAAGCCAAGAAAGAGGATGGCACTGAGATGAATGATAAGGAAAAACGTCGCGCTGCTTTGGATAAAGCACGTAAGTATCAAAACAAAAAGCGCAAAGAACAAGAAGACTGAGTTAGTATTCAATAACTGATTGAATATTATCTGTGCCTTCGTATCTTCATCTGGCTTATCGCAGGAATGCACGCGTTGCTTCCAAAAACTATGCGATTAAGCCACATAAAGATATTGATTCACTTAAGAAAGCACGCGAAGATTTTGGTTTCTTTTGTGAATACGTAGCTGATAAACCTCCTGCCCAGCACCACAAAGACTGGCATCGTCACTTTGTGACTGAAGAAGATAGCAGTTGCCTTCTTCGTATTGCTGGTCCAAACGTGGATCTACTTGCACCACGAGGATCCGCCAAATCCACAGTCCTTGGTTTGCTAACCGCCTGGGCTATTGGCATCCATACACAAGCTAAACGTCCCCTACAAATTCTGTACCTTTCTTATACGGTTGATATTGCTCGCTCCAAGTCAGCAACAATCAAACGAATCATTGAAAGCAAACGATATCAAGAAGTTTTTCCTGAAGTCCGCCTTCTGAAGAACGTTACTAGTAATGAGTACTGGTCTATTGACCATAAGTTTGCTGGTATTGACGTAACCGGTGATGAACAATTTACGCTCTGCGCCGCAGGTCTAAAAGGCTCGGTGACCTCCAAGCGTTCTCATCTGGTGATGATTGATGACGCCATTAAATCAGCTGCGGATATTTCAAACCCTGACATCCGAAAGATGATGCAGGACAACTGGAACGCGGTGATTGCACCCACCATGTTCGAGGGTGGGCGGGCCATTTGTCTTGGTACGCGCTTCCGTCATGACGATATTCATGCCACGACATTCAACGAACAAAACAATTGGACGCAGATTGTTCTTTCCGCAATTCAAAATGATCCAAAAACAGGGGATGAAATTTCGTATTGGCCAGAGATGTGGTCATTGGATTATTTAAAGGAAAAGAAAAGGCAGGCGCCAATTGCTTTTTCATTCCAGTACATGAATCAAATTATCAGGCAGAACGAGCTTTCGCTCGCACCTGAACTGATTGTTAAAGCTGAAATCTCAACTGAATTTGATACGTTGGGTGTTGGGGTTGATCTGTCTGCTGGCACTAAAGAGAAAAACGATTACACCGTTATGGTTCTTGGTGGTCGTATTGGTGATCGCATTCATATTATTGATTACCGTCGATTGCGCGTGATGGGCAACCTTGAAAAATTAGATGCTCTCAAAGAACTCTTGAATGATTGGTCGATTCTCGGCAAGGATGCAAACGATAATTATTTTCCTACTTATTCCACGTGTGACATTTGGAGTGAAGCGGTCCAGTACCAGGCATCCCTGGAGGCAGACTTCAAACGTGTTTGCTTAAATCAAGAAAGTCTCTACAACTTAATCTGGCATCCGGTCAAAGGATTCCGTGCCGATAAACTGGCTCGCTTCCGTGGAATTATGGGCATGTTTGAAGATCGCAAGATCATCTTTAATCGATACCGTAACTTCACCAACATGTTTGAAGAACTTACAAATTTTGGTGTCAGCAGTCACGACGACTGTGTTGACGCACTTGTTTGGTTGGTTACAGGTTTAGCGCGTAAAGGACAGCTTCAACTTGATTACTAAACTTAGAATAATAAAAAATACGTTTAGGCTGTGGGTCCGGAATACATTGCTATCGGTTTGACGGCCGTTGTATCAGCTATTACTGGTGGAAGTTGGGTTGCCGGTAAGATCCTGAGCCGGCAGAATGATCAAATCCAACAAGCTTTCAATTATATTAGCTCTCAGAAACGCAGGATTGACATCTTGGAAGACGATTTAAAACACATGCCTTTGGAATATGTTTTAAAGGTTGATTTCTTAAGAGAAATTCAACAAATGCACGATAACTTTAATCAGATTAACGCTAAGCTTGATAAACTAGTCGAGAAACTGCTTGAAGCAAAATGAGAAGTTACGTTCTTGAAGTAGAAGAGAACGAGAACGGAGAGCAATTTATCACCTTTCCTGAAGAAGTTATCGAAGAGCTTGGATGGCAAGAAGGAGATATTCTCAATTGGGATGTGCGAGGAGAAGGCATCATTCTTTCCAAGGTCCACGATGCCTCCGGCTACGAAGTTATAGAAGAGTAGAATATAGAAAATAGGCAAAAAAATGCGTTATTACGGCGGCCAACCTGTTGACCTGGGAAATGCAGGAGCATTTAGTAACTTAATGGCGGGTAGCCCAAGTTTTGATATTGGTCCACGAAGCCCGTTCAAAGGGATGCCGCAAGAAGAATTAAATAAACTGAAAGAATGGGATCAACGTCCGCAAGACTTGCAAAAATATTATGAACGTATTAATGCCCCTGGACCAAAACTTCCATTTGCGCTTGGTCTTGATGCAAATCCATTAATTGCTCAAGCTTATCCAGGTGGCCAAGCTCTTGGCAATGCAGCAGCACTTGGTGGTCAAATGGGAGTTGGTCCCCAGAATTACGAAGCGATGATGCAACAGCTTCAGCAGATGGGGGCACAGGGTGGCGGCCAACCTCCCATTAATTTTGGCGTAGACATTGAAAACGAGAAGGTTAAAAATCTTCGCGGTAATGTCCGTGCTCAAATTGATAAAAACCAAAGTGTCAACTTTGGTGGTCAATATAATGTTCAGGATCAAAGCGGTCGTTTCGGCCTTGGTTACCAAACACCAACTTTTGGTTTTGATGTGAATGTTACGCGCACTCAACCAATGCCTGGCATGCCGGGTCCTGGAGGCTACGGCGCCATGATGAACATGGGAGGACGTTTCTGATATGTACTACCAATCCACGCCGCCCATTGGTAATGTGGCCGGGATGGCAAACGCTCAATTCTTTAAAGGTCCACAGTACGGCCAAGCATTTGATGCGATTGCCATGGAACCTCCTTATACAGCACGTGAACGAGCAGAAGATCAAATTATTTTGCGTTCTTTGCAGAAAGGAGAAATGGGCTCTGGCCCTTTGATTGAAAAGGCTATTCAGGACTTAATTCAACGCACCAGTCTTGGAGGCACCGGCTTTCGTGGTGTTTGATTTACAAGAAGCAAGCGAAACCTGCTAAGATCAAAAAAGAAAAGGAAAATAGTTAATGGCTGTAGACGCTAAGGCCAGACTTAACGAAATTGTTGAGTCGTATCTAGAGAAAGACTCTGGTACGGTCGTAGATACGGGCGTTGTTGCGTCGCACCTAGCCCAGATGAAACTCTTTGGTATTCGCCAAGGAGTTGAATTTTTTCCAGGTCAAGACAACTTTGGCGCCCAGCGCAAAGACTTTATTGACCGTGTAATTAAATACAACCAAATTGACATTCGCCTTGATTCTATTTGGGATTACTTCCTGTGCGATGGTAAAGGCATTTTCTATATACGGCCCACCAAGCAAAACTATCGTATTTATTATTTCCGCGAACACGAGTATCGCAGTTATTACAACGTAGATGGTGAGCTCGATGAGGTGGTGATCATCTACAGCTACAAGGTGCGTAAAGCGGGTAGCTCGCATGATGGTATTAATGTCACCAACATAACCGGCACTTCAATTACGGGTGAGCCAGGAGCAAAGCGTTATATTCGTTTATCAATCAAAGCAAATGAAATTGAGGAAACTCATTCTGATGCTGAGATGACTTTTGACATGCCATCTGGTATGTCTCCCGGTAAAACAAAAACATTTAAAAATTCGCTTGGGTTTATCCCCTGCGTTGAGATCTTTAATAATCCGAAGGGATTTGCAAAAGAAGGTGTTGGAGAATTTGACGCATTAGCCAATCACATCGTGACGCACGATGATTTGGTGCGTACCATGCGTAAAAACGTTCAGTTCTTTGGTAACCCAACTCTCCTTTCGTCTCGCCCCAAGACTGACCTTATGGAGTCAGGCGGCGACTCGGTTGTTCAGCGTCCTTCGATTGCGGCAAACTCTGGCTTCGCTGGTGCCAGCCCACTGAGCCGTTCAACCTTTAAGTCCGATCCAATTTCCCGTGGTGTTGACGGTCAGATCCGCGTGCCACGTGTGATTGCAAACCTGGAGCCAAACGACCGTGTCGGTTACATTGTTCCAGACGCCATCACTGGTGATCAAAATAATTTTGCACGTCAATACCGAGAGGAAATTCGTACTGCCTTAGGCGGCGTTGACGAACTTTCAATTTCTGCAGGCGTTACCGCAACGGAGTACAAATCTCTGTTCGGCCGTGTGTCGGCAACATCGAAAAAGAAAGCAAATGCAGTTTACACCTATGGCATTTGTCGTTGCCTCGAACTGATTATATATCAAGAAGAGCAACTGTTTCGGATGTCACTTGCTGCCGCACTTGGTATTGAGCGTCCAATTGAACCTGCAGCTGATGCTTCTAAAGAAGAAAAAGATGCCTATACGGAGGCTGCAACTCAATTTGAAGCACAAGTCCAGGATGCAATTAATGCTGCTATTCAGGCACAAACTGTTCCCCCTGGTGTAACTGGACTCATCCCAGATGGTGATGTCACTATGCTGTGGAGGTGGACGGGGCCTGTTTATGAGGACTCCACGCAAGACGTACTTAACAACTCCATTGTGGTGCGCAACTTACAAGAATTAGGTGTTGATAGCATTGAAGCACTGAAATACCTCTTCCCGTCTAAAACGGATGAGGAACGGGCCGAGATGTTATCTGGGTTCCCGTTCAGGATGGTGAGTGAACTACAGGGCGCTTTTGCTCAATTCTCTCGCCTGGTGGGTGGCCTGATGCAGACCCCTCACCCGCAGTCACCGAACCTTCCGATGGCTGCCGATCCCAGGTTGGATTTAACTCCATATCTGTATCGAACATTAGAGGCTTTACAAAAGGAGATGAGTTATGCAGGACGCTACCGTCCAATCGATCCCACAGACGAGCCCGACTCCGGCAGTAGCGCCGAGCAGTTACGTGACTCCGTCTTACCAGCCGAGCCAAGCCCCGGTCTCGTACCAAGCAGCCCCGGTGAGCTACCAGGCGGCAGCACCTCAGGCGGCCCCGGTTTACCAACCCTCAGCCCCTACTCAGTACGCCCCCCAATACCAACCGGCGGAAGTACAGAGCAACCCCTGGGAATCGGCGTTCAACAAAGTAGTGAATCTACTGAGCGCACCAGTTCAATCCCCGTTCCAGGGTCAACCGTCAGCTCCGACGACGACCTACGCCCCGGCCAATTACGGTTCGACCAGCAGCCCAGCTACGCAACCATCGGTTCCGCAGACCTGGTCAACCAACCAGGTTTACTCGCCCAGCTCTTCCCCAACCTACTCGGAGGGTCTGAGCCAGGAAAGCCAGCAAGTAATCGCAGCGTTCGGAAGCGAAGCTCCCGCAATTCTAAATAATTATGCCCTTCAGCTTGAAGGTCTGCTGGATAGTGCTGTCGCTTGGGGTCAGGAAATGACCGAAACTCTCAAGCAATATGCCGAATTTGCTACCAATGAGCACACCGAGAATCTTGCTTATAACGAGATTCTGACTAACCCTGATGTGCTGAGCGATTACACCCTTCGGTTCTTCGGTCCCGAAGGTCCGTACCCTGTGCATGAAGGTGAGGAAGACCTGGAAGCTTACGGCTATCCAACTGAGCAAGTTGATCCATATGCTTATGGTGAATTCCCTGCTCCTCCCGCCGCATCTGCTCCCCAGCAGCCCGCCAACTTCTGGGGCACCTTCAACGAGATCATGGCGCGTGATCCCCAGAATGCATGGCGCGTTCTGAACCAGGCTCAGCCCAACATGGTGTCAAACAAACTCTTCGTAATGGAGTGAGGCACATGCGACCGCTAGGACAAACCCGTCCTCTGCTCGCCTACGGAGTCCCCGTCGCTGCCGGTCTGGTGGCTGGCGGGGCTCTTGCCGCACAGGGCGAAGATCCAGGTAGTGCTGTTCTTGGTGGCGTTGCCGCCGGTCTTGGCGCTCGCGGCGCCCTTGGCGCTGCTCGTCTGGCAGGTAAATATGCTGGTAAAGCACGTGCTGGCCTGGCATCCAGGGCTATCGAGAACCTTGGCAAAGCCGAAGGAATTCTTCCCGCTCAGTTTATTAATGCTGAGATGGGTAGACAGGCTGATCTTATTAACCGTTTTGTTAGCGACAAATCGGCCAAAGGAGCAGCTGCAGCAGTAGGTGTTCCTCTTGCCGCCGGTCTTGCCGGCATGGGTGGTCTAGCTGCAGGCAGTCTTGCAGGAGCGATTGGAATTCCTGGCTTCCAGCAAGGCATTGATCCCGAAGGCTACAGCTCCAACAACACGGAGATGGCACGGATGGGCGTGCCAACTATGCAGTACATGTAACTTTTGAGTTACCACCTGCTAAAATTTTTGTTAGATAAGACACATGTGTCTTTATCTTTCACCCGATAAAAACACTGACACTGGAGGATAAACCAAAGTGTTCATTGATAGCTAGTTCAGATCCTGGTAGGTATGACCCTTCAAGATTTGGTAAATAGCTCCGTGGTTGCAATCAAACTTTTCAGCAATCTTTCGATAAGAAAGTCCAGCCTCTTTTAAAGATTTGATCTGAGCCACGTCATCCGAAGAAAACTTTCTCAAAGACTTCTTCGGTTTTCCTTTACTGGCAAAACCATTGTTTTTATAACAACCGTTTTTCCAGGCTCTTGTTAAATTCTTTTGTTTGGTAACGATCTCAAGATTGTCAAGTTGATTATTTCTCTTGTCATTATCTTTGTGATCAACTTGCAAGGAAAAGTTACTGGTTCCATGGGAACGCAGGTCTAATCCTAAAAAAGCAACAGCCATCAAGACGTGAAGATGAAAACGTTTTCTCTTCCCATCAACAAGAACTGAAACACGGTCATAAACACTGGTCGAACGAACAGGAATCTCTCGAAAATATTCTTGATTATCGGGATCAAGTTGTTTTTCAAAAGGTTTTCCTTCTTCTGTTAAGTAAAGATTACCAAATCCAGGTACAAGTTTTGGACTCATGTTGTTCATAAACAAGTTTCCAAATGATAATATACCTCAACTGAACGCTCAACGTTGTCACCTCACCGAGCAATCGATGAGTGCAAACCGGATGAATTCAGGGAAGCCCTAACGTAAAGACGAGGGTAATCCTGAGCCAAGCCAATCAAGTCGTGATTGGAAGGTGCAGAGACTACTGGGGGTAACACGATCTTGTTACGTAATACCAGATTTAGCGTCCGGCATCCCTCAGGGATGAAGAGATAGTCCACCCCTCTAAGAAACTAGAGACCAGGAGAACGACTTTCCAAAGATTTTAGGTGCGGAACTTTATCGTCCCCACCCTGCATATATTGCCGAGATGGCAGTCGAGCCTGTGGTCGTTCATGACTTCACTCGTCAGCCTGGTCAGACCGTTCAGTTAGACCGCTATAAGTTCTGGGGTACCCCTGGTACTAAGGACAGCCGTGAGCGTATTGCCGATCAGACCATCGGTACCGCCAACAGCCGTAACATCACCAAGGAGAAAGTCCTGGTGGTGCTTAAGGAATACACTGGTCCTGCAGATCCGGGTGATCCGACCCAGCCTTCGACCTTCAAGATTGCTCGTGAAACCCTGATTACCGCCCAGCGCCTGCTGCTGGACACCGGTAATCTCAACATGTTCCACCAGTCAATTGGTAGCCTCACCCTGTTGGATGACTACCGCCGCTGGCGCGACCGTGTCTTTATTGACGAACTTGCCAAAGCAGAAGCTAACGGTGAAGCTTCCAGCACCCAGGGTGGTTACTACTTCCCAGGTAGCAAGAACAAAGCTGCCAATGGTTCGATCTCTTACACCGCTGCTGAGTTCACCGCTGAAGTGCAGCAGTTCCAGGTGCGCACTGACCTTCTGACCATTGTTAAGGACCTGCGTAAGCGCAACGTTCCTACCTTCGCTGATGGTCTGTATCGTTGCATCTGCGATCCCACCTTCATGATGCACCTGCGTCGTGATACTGACTTCCGTGAGATCGCTCGTTACGCTGGTAACCCTGGCCAAGGCATGTACATGGGCAACCCCATGATGCCTAACAACGCCAGCTTCTACATGGGTCCCCAGGCTGGTCAAGGTTACTTCCTGGCTGGCGAACCTGTGATGCCTACCGGCGTTCAGTTCGAAGGTGTGAAGTTCTTCGAGTCGACCAACTTCCCCACTAAGAACGTTCAAGCTTCGTTCGATGCTGGCTCCAGCTACAGCTCCCAGGAAGTGGCCCAAGGTTACTTCTTCGGTCCTCAGTCTGTCGGTGTGGGTATTGGCGGTCCGAACGCACAAGTTCTGATCAACAATAACGACGATTTCAGTCGTTTTATCATCCTGATTTGGCAACTTTACGCTGGTTTCGAGATCCTCAACAAGGACTTTGTTACCACCGCGTTCAGCTTCGTGTCTGATGACGGCAACGTCTGATAATTAACAAATAAACCACAACATAGGAAAAAATAAATGACCTATTTGTCTTCTAAGAAGATCTATCCAGGTAACTGGACCAACGCCCTGAACGGCTGGTATAAGAACATTGATACCAACGACAACGGTACCAATGATGCTTCCAAGGGTGGCCCCACCTCTGTGCTGGCCGTCCCTGGTTACCGCTACTTCCAGCAGCGTGGTTACGTTGCTGTGGCCTGGGCCTCTGGCGATGCCGCCACCAAGGGTCAGACCATGGATGTGATCGTTCCTTCGCCTTACCGCCAGGACGACACCCGCCCTGACATCACCGGCATGGTGATCTCTGGCAGCTCCACCCAGCCTGCTTTCGTGTATCGCGCTGCGGTTTCAGTTGCTTCTGGTTGGGGTGATGGCCGTGTTGCCACTGGTATCTACGCTGCTACCGGCAACGTGGTGACCTTTGGTCGTAATGACAGCGGCCCTGTGGCTGTGACCGGTGTGGGTGAGCCTATCGCTCAAGCTAACCTTACCTCCACCGTGTCCGGTGACGCTTCGGCCAAGATTCTGTTTGCCGCTGGTTCTCAGGCCCTCAGCTCCACGCCTTTCCTGACCGCTACTGGTGCCACTGGTGTTGGTCCTTCGGGCGTGTACAAGTCCTTGACTGCTGCTACCACCTTCAAGGTGTTTGCTCGCGGTACCAACACTGATACCGGCGTGTCTGGTGGCGTGTATCTGGCCGACGCTGATTACAACGCTGGTCTGAAGGGTTACCTGGTGGTTGAGGTGTGCTACATCCAGCCTGATGACGCCCCTGGCTACGAAGATATCGAAGAGTATATCCTCGGCCGCACTGTTAGCTGATTAGGTTAAACTAGGACCAGAAATTAAAACATCTGGTCCTTATGCTTTACCAGCATCGTAAAACCGGCGCTCGCGTCAAAGTTGTAAGCGAATGGGATAACGGCGATTGGTTCATGGTCGAAGATCAGGACGGTCGCCTTTATACCGCTTACAAAAATGAATTGATCCCTGATGAAGTTGCAACCAAGAAAGTTGCCACTCTTCAGGTTAAAGATAAGGCAGCCCAAGAAGAGCCTCGTACTTTCCCACCCGAAACGCGTTTAAACATCAATACCGCTACCCCACAAATGATCGCTGATCATATTAAAGGTATCGGCGTCAAGACAGCTCGAGAGATTAAAGATCTTCAGATGTCCTTATCGGGTGAGAAGTTTAATAGCCTTGAGCAATTGAAACAGATTAAGCGTGTGGACTGGGATGCAGTTCTGGCAGCCGACCTGATCAGGGTTTGATCCATTTACCACAGATAAGCCCCTGGGAAACCAGGGGTTTTTTCGTTTTAAAATAAAAAGAAAAAGATAATGGCTGGTATTCAGTATTTCGGGCAAGTTGGATCGACTGGTGTATCAACCGGTCCGCATAAACATGTTTATGTGAAAGAGTTAGCCACTGGGAAGTACCTGGATCCAGCAACCATTCGTACGCCTTTACTTGGTTTACGCATCGGGGAAAAGAAAATACCGGCACTGATTAAGACACCAGAAGGCAAGATTGAATTCAATCCAGCTGCTGGAATTACTCTCACATCTCGTTACGGTCCACGTAGTGCGCCAACTGCTGGTGCCAGTACCTTCCACCAAGGAGAGGATTGGGCGCTACCAGAAGGCACTCCTATTTACTACGAAGGCGGTGGTAAGTTTGTTCCGAAAGCAAACCAAGGTGGTTACGGTAATCTTGCCACTCTGATTACAAGCGATAACAAATACGAAGTTGGCTTGGGCCACATGAAAACGCTTGGTGGCGCATCTGAGTTACCGCCAACAACCCTGCCAGTTGATACTTCTGCTTCTGCAGAAACGAATGATTTGTCAACTTTATTATCTTTATTGCAGCTAACCAAGCCAAAGCAAAAAACATTACAAGAATCACTTCTTGAGCAGACCTTGGGGGAAGCTTTAACTCCAAAACCAAGCATGACGCAGCAATTCCTCATGGAGTATATGAATTCTCCACTGCCAGGACTTGCTTAAATTGATTACTTTATAATTAAACTATAACGAAAGGTAGACGTGCAGTTATCTGACTTTGACAAAAGTAGAGTTAGGTATCACCTGGGCTACTTTACCGTGTCTGTTCCAGCGGGTGACTATGCTCGCCTGGAAGAAGCGATGAATACCATCCCGGATTCATACTTCTATGACAAGGTTGTTATTCAACTTGGTCGTTGCGATACGGCTGAGAAGAAAACAGAAGTTGCATCGACGCCTTCTACGCGAATCGAAAGCATCCTCGGTGACGTGGATCGTACGATTCGCTCCAGCAATGCCAAAGAGGCATTAAAGGTTTGGGATGAGATTTATCTCTACGAAACCAATCGTCTCGCCGGCATTCTTTACGTTCCTAACTATAAAGATCCATTCCAGGCTCGATATCGTTATGAACGCTCAGGTGCGGAATTTATTCAAGCTCTACCTGGTCCTGCTGACACTGCAGTGGGCTCTCGTCTTTATCTTCATGAGGTTTGGCGCTAATCATGGCCATTGATATCTTTAAAGCGATTCAAGCTGCAGGAGTTCCGTCTTCTGTGTTTCAACGGCAGAAAGCTAAGCCTAAATCTTTTATTGAGATGGCTGCTTCTGCTCCAATGGCAGCTTCTCCGTTATTTAAGTTTCCTGGGCAGACCGCAGATTATGCTGTACCAGCAACGGTGCCAGCTACTCAGGTGAATCCTGGAGCTACAGCCGCAGCAGAACGTGCATATCAAACGGAGAAAGCACGTGTTGCTCAGATGGCAGCACAAAACCCTGAGCTCCAGCGTTACGAAGCAGCACGCTTGAAAGCAGTAGCCCCCGGCGCAACGCCAGAACAAGTGCAATCTGCGGAAGATCTTGGGATGCAGATCTGGGCTCAAAAATATGGCAAGACCCTAGCTCCAAAGGTTAAGCCTGGTCAAGCTGGTTACGATGTTATCCAAAAAACTTTGTATCCAGGTGGCGCACCGTTGCCCGAATTGCCCGCAGAGTCAGTTGCAATGCTGAATGCCATCGCACCAGCTGATGCAACGGGTATTCGTCCTGATATCACACCGATGCCCGGTGCACTGCCAGTATTCTCGGATGTTTCCGATGCCATGTACCAGGCTGTAATAGGAGGTCAAAGCACCTTGGTACCACCCGCACCGCAATTAGCTTCTCCTTCTGCAGTTTCTCCTCAGGAAACGGGAGGCATTTCCTTCCAGGATGCTTCTTTTGAGACTCCTGCAACCAAGCGTCGCTCTGATTTATTTGCACAGTTACTTTCTGGTATTCGTCAGTACGGTGGCATGTAATTAACTGGCATTGCTTTGCATGTAAGCCCAGCCTGCTGGACACGAATCTTTGATTCACGGGGGCCAGCGTTGTTGCTTTAAAACCATGATTCTCTGTCCCAAATTTGTTAAACGATCCCTGACTCATCTGGCAGTCGCACTTACTCTTCAAACAGTGTTTATTCCCGGTCTCAGGGCAAGTTCAAATTGGGTAGGAGAATAAGCAGAAAACCATGTCTTACACCAGCGAACAACTTAAAGAAATTGCGAGGCAGAAAGCCCGCACTTATGGTGTAAATGAAGACATCTTTCTGCGTCTTGTAGGAGCAGAGTCTGGCTGGAATCCACGTGCCAAAAGCGGTGCTGGTGCCATGGGTCTTGTTCAGCTCATGCCTGGTACTGCACAAGGACTTGGTGTTTCGGATCCTTATGATCCTGTCCAAAGTCTGACGGGTGGTGCCCGTTATTTGAGCCAACAACTCAAGCGTTTTGGTTCTTATGACAAAGCTTTGGCCGCATACAATGCTGGTCCTGGCAATGTTGAACGATATGGTGGAATCCCGCCATTTAAGGAAACACAGAATTATGTGAAAAAAATCCTTGGTGGTGTTGATGTTGCAGCCAAACCAAAACCACAGACACAAGAACCACCCGCCTCTGGATCACAAGTACAAGATTTCTTGAAGGGTTTTCTCCTTCAAAATTTCTTACTTAATGATCAAAACGTTGCACCTTCCATTGGCGAGCAGTTACTCAAGACTGCATTCCAACGCCCAATGACTGGAGTTGAAACGGATATCTCAACGGCGTCCTTATTTACACCAAGGACACCATTCTTGGAATCCCTCACTCAGTTCTAGTAGATTGCAACAGACTTGTTTGCATTAGAATGCAAGCATATAATTGATTCGATAGAGAGTAAGCGTACATGTCCTCGACTTCCTCGAACAAACAACCACTGTTTATTGATCGTCCGTTGTTTGATACGGTGCGTGTCACTACTCAGACTGTTGGCAGTCAAGCCAGTAATACGGTGTTTGTCCAGGGTGGACAGGCACCTTCTATTCTGGTGGACATGGACGCTGCTTTCAGCGAAGACAATAACAATGGTGGTGTCGTTGATTCCATTACGATCACACGCGATGATCGCTATCGGGATGCCGATTACACTGTCAACGCAAGCACCTCTGGCACCGTTGTTTCTTTGAGGAGCGGTCAGGTCGTCTACGTTGCCTCCACAGCCGTTCTTACCAATGGTACCGCCAGTGGTGTTGGTTATTATACTTACACCGGCTCTGGCACCTTAACGGGCGTCAATACGGCCCTTAACTACTCAGGCGCAACGGCAAGCGGTTTCCAGTACCAAGGCGTTGCTTATGGTTATCAACCTGCTGTAACTTTTGTTTTCTATCAGACTCGTAACACCACCACTCCAATTCCGGCAAGTGGTGATTATCGTATTTTGTTCGCAAGAACAGTCCCTGCTAACAGTGGTGTAGTTGACTGTTCGGACGTGATGCCACAGCTTGCTGTACCCATGCCTTCTGCAGGTAATACCAATGGTTTAGGTGCAGGCTCCCCGCTACGCAACAAAGGAATCTACCTGGAACGTGGCGACCGTATTTACGTCGGCGTTTTTGCAGAAGGTCCAAATATTTCTGGATACACCCCAGGTGCACATGTCTATGCACAAGGCGGATTCTTCTAATGTATGGCCCCAAGACAAGGAAATAGTTTTGGTTCTTTCAGCAGTTTCCTTCAAGCAAAGGACACTGATCCTTTCAAATTAAAACCAATTACAACAGAATTCTCAAAAGGATCTGTACCTGATTCTTTGAGCACTATCAACCGTGAGTCTGCTTGGTCACGATGGCGCCGTGGTTATGAATTGGCCACGGCTACTTTCTATGACAACGATTTTTCATATCCTTTTGAATATCAGATTCCTACACCGTCTGGAAGCGTAGATCCGAACGTTAATCCTTACCCTGTTGTCTCAGGTGTATTTACAGGATTCCCGACAACAAATCGGGATCTTGGCATGCATTGGGCCGTATGGCGTTATGCCGGATCAACAAGAACAGATAAATTAACTGACCCGGTTAGCAGTAACACCTTAGCCGTTGCATCTGTTACAGAGGACGCCGAAAATTGGTATGTAACACTCTCTGGCACCTGGAGCACAGGCAATCCATTACCACCGCCTTTTTATATTCCAGTCCCAGGTCAAACCGAAGGACTGAAACCAATGAATACGGAGATCTTTGAAGATCGTATCATTACAGCCAATGGTCCTTTAATTACAGCCGACAGCATTGATCCCAATACTCAACGTCGCTACGGCTACGCCCAGGCTGTGCTTGTAGACACAGATCCGTTCAACGGAATTTTGACATTTAGAAAAGACGGATCCGTTCAAATTACATTTGACAAGGAGTATCGAACGCCGTCTTCCTTTGGCTTCCAAGTTGGTAGGTTCTTAAATACAGGCGCAAGATTTTCTTGCTCTTGCCAAGATTTTACGCATAGAGATTATCGGTATCTTCACAACATAAGTGAACGATCTTATAAAAAAGCTTACCCAAGGTCTAGTATTGCTTCGATTAAACCTGGCCGTTTTGAGCAAACGAGTACGGTCGTTTTATCGACCCCTGTTTTATTTGACGCAATAACAGCAAATGGATCAACGATCACTGTTGCTACCACAGTGCCGCCGCCTGTGAACAGTTTTATTTCTGTACAGGGAACAGCTGGCGCAGTTGCTGATGGCTTCTATGAAATCACGGAGGTAAATCCGCGCGTTAGTTTTAAGTATGTCATCAATGGAAATGCAGGCGTTGGAAGCATTCTCAATGCAGGCGTCACGAAAATATTTGAAGCAAGTGCGCGGGTTCTCAATACGGCTATGGTGCCAGCCACGCAAAGTAATACCTTAAACGTGTATGCGCCCCCTGGGTATACACCTGAGCTGGGTGCGTCGACCAATAATATCACTAAACAAAATTCAAACAGGGACAACCCAGGTGTCTACCGAGAGTTTGGTGCAACGTATTTGCGAAGCACTTCAAACCCTGGCATCAAAGGCTCTACTGCGGAGGGTATCCCTGGATACAACGACTACTCTTCATCTCAAAATGTCATTACGTCATTGACTGACAACTGGACGCCACTTTTAGATGAAATGCGTTATTGCAAACATATTTATGCGTTGCGTTTTAGGGACGGTGTATTTCCACCAGAGCCATCTGATTTTCCTGTACAGATTGGTTCAATGACTGCGTGGGAGCAACAACTTGTAGAAAGAACAGAAGCAGAACAACAAGAACTAAGAGCTGCACGAATGACACGCAAATCTTTATCGTTGATGGACGTGCCTCCTTACAATTGTCAGTCTCCGAACATGCTGCCGTTCCTGCAGAAGTTGTTTAATGTGCCCGCGTCTTATATCACAGTGGAGAACTTTACAATGTTCGATAAGGACGGTAACCCTTATAAACCGTAATATTTATTTGCAATAAGGTATACTTATCTTAAGTCTCACGAGACTTGTTAGGAATTCCTTAAGAAGCGGCGACCAGTGATCTACGATTCCTAGGTTCTGGGGACGCAGCTCATTTCAACCATGACTCAGACCATCCCTGTAGACCAGAGGATCGTTGATGCGTACTTTCAACTGAAGAGCCAACGCGGCAACAAAGGTGCTGCTTGGCTTTTTGGCATGATCGCAACCTACGGCATTAAACCAGAAGAACTAACATCTTTTGATTGGGGGCCAGGAGCTTCCCTGGTACTACATAATAAAAAACGTCCGATCAACCCATTGCATCCACAGTGGGTTGTTTTGTTTGATTTAAATAAAAAACGGCCCTGCGACATGCAAGACCGTTTAGATTCCCTTGTCCCTCAGCTGTATCGTCTAATGGCTCACCAAGCCATTGATGTTAATGTTACGGATTTGCTCTTGGCATACAGCATACGCAAGAACCATTACAAATCCATCAGGAAGCGGCAGCCATCTTCTCCTGTTTACGCAGGTGTTTCCTAACGGCTTCCACATTCCAGCGATAGCTATCCCTGGAGCGAGTCTCAGGGAAAGCAGCAAAATGCGGACCGAGCTTTAGAGTGCCGTCATCACGCATACGGAAGAGTTCCTTGCGATCCATTCCAAGGAGTTCTTCCGCCCGTGCGACGGAAACCCAACCTGTGCTTTGAGCCATGACTTGGCGTCAGGGTGTATAACTCTCGTACGGTAACGGGAGGAATCCCTGGGTCAAGGGGATTCATACTTTTTTAAGGCTGGTGTGAACTTGTGTAAAGCTTAAGGAAATTAGAATGAGTTAACGGCAACTAAAGAGTATGTACTACAGCGAGCATGAGCCGATTGCTTTACTCGTTGAAGTCACTCCAAAATTAGCGAAGAAACGTTTTCGAGATGAAATCTATAAATCCTGGAACCACCAATGCGCCTATTGTGGTGACAATGCGACGAGTTTAGATCACGTCATACCAAGGCATAAGTCTGGGGAAACAACACGCAAGAACCTAGTGCCAGCATGCCGTCGTTGTAATGCATCCAAGGCTTCTTACAAGCTCCATGAATGGTACATGGAGCAAGACTTCTTCTCCAAGGCTAGGTTAAATAGAATTGAAAGATGGATTGACCAAGATCCCTTCCAGATGCTGAATTGGGAAAAAGAGTCTGATCATTCTTTAGTACATTTTCACTATGTCGGACAAACCAAGGAAGGCGGTTGCAGCAGCCAAGCGTTATCAGAAGGATAAGATGGCTTGCAATAAGCCACAACGCACTCCTGGTCATAAAACCAAAAGTCATATTGTCAAAGCTTGTAAAGGTGGAGAAGAGAAGATCATCCGCTTTGGCCAACAGGGTGTAAAGGGTGCGGGCAAGAATCCGCAAACGGCAAAAGACAAGGCACGCAAGAAGTCTTATTACGCCCGTCATAACGCACAGGATTCCAATCCAGACAAGATGTCAGCTCGGTACTGGTCCCATAAAGTGAAGTGGTAATTCCAGGTTTTCTCGCTAAGCTGCGTAGGCCAACCTCAGTTCACCATGGCAAAACCCAAATCATCTGGCGCCATCAAGATTGAATCCAAGCCAAAAAAGACACGCCAAGGCCAAGGATTACACTCCTTGCCTAATCATGGACGCAAGAAAACTCGCGGCCAAGGCAAATAATTTGTGTATGATTGGGGGTAACTTAGTTACCCCTTATGTCTGATTTTTCTGCGGCTATTGAGTTAATCAGAAAATACGAAGGGTATAACGAGAAGGCATACCCTGATCCAGCAACTGGTGGTGAGCCGTACACCATTGGTTATGGCACTCAGTATTACCCGGACGGATCTCCAGTCAGGCGCGGTCACCTCTGCACGAAACGCAAAGCTCTGGAGTACCTGTACCATGAGTTAGAAGTTCTGGATACGGAACTCAAAAGATTGAACCTTGGCCTGGATGAATCGATGCACCAGGCTCTATTGTCATTTATTCATTCGGTTGGCTGGAATTCCTTCTTATACAGCAACATCATTGATTGTCTGGAACAAGAAGATTGGCGTGGTGCCAGCCAGGAGATTCCAAAGTGGGTCTTTGATCAAGACCACAAGATGGTGGGTTCTCTCCTCCACAGACGCCAGGAGGAGGTTAGCCTGTTCCTGCGGGAAGCTAACGACTGCGCCTGGCTCTCCACTGAGATTTTATTGACGGCATTCCGTAATTACACTGCTGCCGCTCACCAAGTGAGGGCCATTCGTCGCCTAGAGGAAGGCATCAATCCCTATACTTTGTCAGAGTTTGCTAACGAATTCAAGATTGACGAAGATCCATGGGATGTACCCTTTGATTCTTCTGATGAATTTGATCTAACTGGCGTCTGTGACATTTAGCTTTAAAATGATTTTAATTGAAGCATGCAGCTAGGAATGGAAGGATCTATCGAGCCTCGTCAGTTTGAGCTTCCTCTGGAGCTTCAATTCTCCATGCGTAAGGCTGAACTCCAGGCCCAAGAGATGACCTGGGATCAGTTATATGGTGCACTCTTAAACCTATACCATCAACGGTTGATGGAATGGTATGCCGTTAAATCATTAATGGCCGATGAGAACATCGACTTGGAGTTCGACATTCCCACCGACCTTGAATTAGCCGAACTCGCCGCCGCATGCATTTACGACGACGAGGATGATGACGAAGAGCTTCAGCCGTTCTGAGCTTCATCCAGTTGGATAAGGCGATCTAAGTACCACTGCGCTTTTTTCAGCGACTCGGTACCGCCCTTGTGACGTTCACGCCAAATGTATTTGATGCAGTTCGCCTTGCAGTAGCCACGGAATTCCTCGTTGGTTAATGCGGCCTCAATGGCTTCGATGGTCTCGATAGCGCCGTCAGTGTAATGAGACGGATGGTTGACCACATCCTCCTGGATTACAGGCGCTTCTTCCTTGACGGCCCAAGGCACCGGGCACACGCCATCTTTGCATTCCGTGGAGTTACCACCCAAAATTTGAATGGTATCGTCCGCCATCACCGGCTCAAACCACGTCTTTTCTGGGAAAGTAATAACTCCATTTCCGGCGCTGAACCCAGATCCATCACTAAGTTCTTCGGACGTGGAGAGGAAGTTGGGTACAGCTCCACCGCTTCCTCCATCGACGGAATATAACCCGTCATTCCAGGCCGTGCCCCCTCGAGTTCCAGACTCTGCCTGGGTATTCCTTCCTCGCATAGTGTCAGTCCGCGATTGTACTGATCATATAATGGCACATCATTTTCTTCATTGTCGAGATCAGTGCCAAATGTTGCCTGATTCAAACAACGACAGATGACCTCATCAATGATATTTTGACCAAGGCCGTCGCGGTAATCTGCGGGGTTATGCATTTGAATATCTTGGCCTAAATTGCCTCGATTACAATATTATCATGGCAAGATTTTATAACCCACGTCAAGAAAATATCGATCAACCGGTGGATACACCCGTTGGTTACAGAGGACGTGTTCAGTACGATCCACGCCAAGACTCTGGTTCCTCTGGCGGTGAAGTTACCGACCTTACGCCAGAGCGTCAATATGACGTTGATCTTCGGCGTCTTGGTCAAGACAATGCCGTAACTGCAGCAGCTGCTGATACAGAGAACTCGATCCAACAAAATCGTGTCGAACGCTTCTTGAGTGCATCGCGTATTGCCAATAAGTACAAGCAACAAGCCGATATTCAGTATCCAAATACCGGCAGTTCTCCAAGGAGGGAACCTGTTTCCAGGCAAGGCGTTACATTGCCGACACTTGGCGAAGTCCCTGGAGCACGAGGAAGTATCAACTACCCCAACAAACCTCAACCAAGGTCGGGCAAGCCTTACAACTGGCGTGATTCCTTCGCTTAATCAGACCTTACTAAAGACCACTTCTGGGGCCTGGTTCTGATATTTACCCTTGCGGTCTTGGTAGCTGACTTCACATGGGTTGCCGCGATAAAAGAGGAGCTGGGTTACGCCCTCATCGGCGTAGATACGATTGAAAAGTCCGGTGCAGTTGCTGATTTCCAGGGTGAGATAACCTTCCCAGCCACTTTCTGCTGGTGTGATATTCACCAGGATGCCAGAGCGGGCATAGGTTGATTTGCCAACTGCGACGACGGTCACATCACGAGGAAGTTTCAGGCGCTCCCGTGCCACGCCAAGGCAGTAGCCGTAAGGAGGAAGCAGGAAATACTTGCCCTTCTCGTCTTCCAAAAGTTCAGCTTTGTTTAAGATTTCAGGTTTGAAATCCTTTGGATCACACTCACCTTCGGAGATTCGTCCAAAGACCAAGCATTGCTCTGGCGATAGGCGGATATCGTAACCGTAAGAGCTAAGGCCATAGCTTAAAATACGACGACCGTTTTCTTTACTGACGAGACGATCCTGGAACGGAACAATCATCTCCTCTTCTTCCGCAAGACGACGGATTTCCTTATCGCAAAGAACGCTCATAGACCCATTTAAGCTTTTTCAATATAGGTCATTCAGCAAAGAATGCGCCCTTTGTCTGAGTAAATGTCAATGAATCGCTGGGTTGCTTCTCCTACGTCGTGCTTTGGTTGCAAATAAACCAAAAACGAAGTACATGTGTTATGTCTCTTGACCCCCTCATTAGTGCGTGCAAACAATGTTGGCACTGCCTTTAGGATGCAAACAGGGAAATCAAAGAGGCGTTGTTCGTAACGAAACATGTCAGGGCAATTGGAAAAGTACAACCCTTCTTCGATTTCGTTATGGAACCAGGCTTTAAATAAACGCCTAAACCACACAGCATGGGACGATGTCAAGGTAGGGGAACAGGCCCTTGTCATCTTCCAGCGTTCATTCTTTTTATCGAGGTAGTAGGTACCGCTGGGCGGAAACAAATAAACCTTGCCGAACCACTCTTGATCATTCAGCCCATCATCACTGGGAGTGAAGTAGTTTTTGGCATGGACGTATTCATTGGCAAAGTCTGAACTGGCTACATCCAGATCGATGTGACCCATCAGTTCATGCGCTGCTGCTGCCAGATCTGCGTTGGTAATCAACTCAAGATCTTCACGGCGCATGCCGCTTTTAGTGATTGCCATTACTGATTGGTTGCCTTGTTGTAATCAATCTCGAAATAACGGATGCCTTCTTGATCGTTGATGACGTAACCCGCCTTTTCGGTTGGGTCAATCTTCTGTGCTGCCGAGAGAATGCGTCGGAACGTTTCCGCCATATCACCATCATTAGCTCGTTCGCACTCTTCTTGTGCGGAGTGAATTTCCTTGAGTGTCCAGAAGAACATCGAACGTTCTTTGTTATCAGGTTGGAAGACCATCACACCTGGCCCCTCCACTTCCCACATCTTGCAATACTGCTGACCCATGTCCCCAAGGATGACGCGCACTGTTGCGTCCAGCATTCTCACCTTGGTCTCGTCCAGGTCAGGACCGATGGCTTGGGCAATTAGTTTTTCACGCCTGTTCATTTTGTATCAGTCCTTGCTTTTGGAGAACGTCTTGGAGCTTAGGGAGTGGCTGATAAATTACGACTAATTTACCAAGAATGCCGCGTTTCTTAATTAATTTTCCTTTTTCATCTCGTAGTTTATCAAATTCGCCAGAGCGAATCAGGTACTCGGCCACGCAACGGAGTCTACGTTTTAAGGCCAGTTCTGCAGCCGGGAATTTACTGCAGATGGTATCAGGCTTCATGTCACTGAAGGCAACACGCAAACGGTTAGCCAGCGTCATACTGGAATTGACGTCCTCTTCTTCGTAAGTCTTGATGACTTCCAAGTAACGACGCAGGCATCCATCATCGAAAGAACCTTCGGGTGGCAGAAAATTTTCAACCTGCAGACAAAGAGATGTTGGCAAAAGCTCTCTGTGGTTTTCAACGGTTACTTCATCAATGATGAAAGTTTCAAACCGATGCGCCAATGGTATCGTCGTTTTCTGCATCGGTGTCTGTTTCTAAGGAAGCAAGGTAGGCGTCAATCGAGTAAGGCTGAGCTTTGTACGCCTTCTCACTATGTTTAAAGGTGTAGTCAGTATTTTTAATTTTCGGATTCTTGACAAAGGATCTCACCAGATGGTTCCAGGGCACTCGGATTTTGGTCCTGGTGCCAGGCACTGGATTGACGTTGACGTAATGAATACCCTCAATCCAACCTTTGGTCTTATCGCCCCTGCGCCCTAGGGCAATCCAGTTCCTTAAGGTTTGGTCAGAGACCCCAAGGCGCCTGGCACATTCCTCTGTCGAGATGTACTCATCGGCATAGGCTTCGGGATTGGTGGTGCTCATCTGACTTGCGCCGTCCTGCAATGCCCAGATGCTGGAGAGGATGTTGCGAATTCCCTTTAATTCGTATGCAACATCTTCCAAACCTTTTCTAATTCCGTGGTTCATACAGCAGATGTTTTGGTTAAATGCTAGGGTATTTGCAACAGAATTGTTAGACCATGGAAGACCAAATCCCTGGAAGTACACCGCCAGAGTTCTCCAATCCTCCCAAGCTTTCAGCAGAGCAAGTCGAGATGCTGAAGGTGATTGCTCGTGAACGGGCCATTGCTCAAGCTGGGGCAGAACCCCTGCAGCAACCTCAGAGAATGGTGGCGCCACCCCCTTCTTTCCAGCCACCTATCCCGCAGCCCAAGCCAGAAATTATTTATTTGCGCCGTAATTTAACGGTTGCTGAATTAATTCTTGTCCTTCTTTTGTCTTGTGGACTGGTAACCGGAGTGCAAGCTCTTTGGGGATTTGGGTCGCGTATCTTACCTCAGATCGAAGTAAGGGTCAAATAAAATACGACAAACCTAAACTATAATTTTAGTTATAAGGTTTGCGAGCGTGTAGGTGGCCAATAGGCGGATCTCGGATTTACCTGCAATCAGTTCGGTCGACATCGCTGATGCCGATCTATTTACTATTGTCCATGTTGCGGAAGTAGATCCTGGGTTAAAGAATAAGAAGTTTACGGTTTCTGAACATAAGTCATATCTCAATAATTACTATCTGCAGTTAACGGGTGGCACTATTACCACCTTAACTGTTACCAATAACTTAAACGTATCCGGCAACACGAATATTCGGGGCAACCTGGATGTCATCGGCACCGGTACGTTTGGCGTACTGACCATTAATAATCTGATTGCAACTGGAACAATCAGTGGCACCACGATTACTGGTCAGAGTATTCAGGGTGTCAATATTAACGGTAACAATGGTTACTTCACAAACCTTCAGTATATTAACGCTGTTGGTACAATTTTAGAAGGTAGCCTGATCAGTGGCGCTACGATCACTGGCAATGTCATCCGTGGTAGTGGCATTACAGGCCAGGTAATTTCTGGCAATACTGTCAACGTAATCAACCTTGCAACTCAAACATTAACAGGCACTTCAGGTGTCTTCACTTCTAATTTATCTGGCGCCGTCATCACTGGTGACGCTGGTCAATTCTCGAACATCACTGGTGTTTCCGGTGTTTTCACTACCAGGCTTTCTGGTAACACCATTACCGGAAACACTGGACTCTTTGCAAACCTGACTGGAGTTTCCGGAACTTTTACCGACAGACTCTCTGGTGCTGTTATTACAGGCAACACCGGACAATTTACGCAACTTACTGCAACAACCGGTCAATTTACTTATGCGTCTGGCATAACAGTCACTGGCTCTACCGGTTTATTTAATGGGCTAACCGCAAATTACATCACCGGAATAATCACTGTTTCTGGCACCACAGTTACAGGCTTATCCGGTATCTTTGGTAATACTGTTTCTGAAACTGGCGTTTATACCACCAGTATTTCTGGAGCTTTAATCACAGGTGATACTGCGCAGTTTACTCAACTAACTGGAGTATCGGGCACTTTTACGTCTAGGATTTCAGGTACAACAATCACCGGCGTTACTGGTTTATTCACAACCATTACGGCGGCCACTGGTACGTTCACTGATCAAATCAACGTCAGCACGATTGCTACGACGGGCAATCTTTCGGCAAGTGGCAACCTATTCATTGGAACTAGCGGGACAATTTCCACAAACCTCACGGTCAGTGGAACGATTTCTGGCGCTACAGTCACTGGTACTGATGCATTCTTTGACACCGTTAGTGGCAACGGTGTTATCGGTGGAACAATTGTTTTTTCCCCAACCGTCACTGGTAATTTTGTTTTAGGCACCTCGATCACTGGTGTGACAGGCGTCTTTACAAGTCGCCTAAGTGGTGCTGTTATCACGGGTAACACCTTTAGCGGAACCACAGCTGTCTTTGGCAGTGGCGGATTTGTTCAATTGACCAGCACGACGGGTAATTTTAGTCGCGTCAGTGGCACTACCTATGTTGCTGGAAATACGATCTTTGTTTCTGGCGCTGGTGACGTTCGGCCCTTTAACCAGTTCTCCTTCCCGCCTAGCCCTGGCACATCCGGATATGTACTAACGACCCTGGGTAATGGTCAGACGACATGGGCCATTGCAACAAGTACAGGCATCTTAACGTCCTCGCCAATCTTAGAAAGCAAAATTATCATCGATACTAATTATGCGATTACAATTGGATATAACGGAGGATCCATTGGGCCTGTTGAAATTGCGTCGGGCATCATCGTCACCGTGCCTTCTGGATCAATCTGGAAGATCTTGAATTAAACTAGAAAAATAAAACTTTAGTTACTGATGGCATACGGGAACTTAAAGGTTGATAATTTAGTTTATTCAACTCCAACTGGGGATATTACTTTTCCCGTCAGTGGGATTGTTTATTTAGGTGCTCCTTTAATCTCTGGTGTTTCTGGCGTATTTACGACAGTTTACGCACCTCTGGTTAGTGGTGGTTCCGGTGTCTTCTTGTCGGGTGTTACCAGCCCTATCATCAGTGGTGTCTCCGGTATCTTCACGACCAGCGTCAGCGGTGCAACTGTTACAGGTGGCTCGCTCCTTGGCACCACAATTACTGGTACGTCAATTTCCGGTGCCAACATCACTGGCGTTTCTGGAACATTTACAGATCGGATCTCTGGCGCAACGATTACTGGTGGAAACTTCAACGGTGTTTCCGGTGTCTTTACCACCAGTGTTAGCGGTGCAACAGTCCAAGGGAATACAGTTGTTGTGAATAGCGGCAACTTTGCTTCCGGTTTATTAACCTCTGGAACCATTCAGTCCACAACAGGTGGCTTCAAGTTTCCAGACGGTACCACCCAAACAACTGCAGCCACCGCAGGCGTAAGTCTTGGTCTTGTAATCGCCCTTGGCGGTTAATTTATTGCTCTTATAATTAACGAAAAGAGTTTCGGAAATGGCTGAGTATTTTGAATTTAAAGGTACTGTATTAACCACAACTGGTGTTGCAGATATCTATAACCCAACTAATGGTGTAGACGGAAATCTCACCAACAGCAGTGGCACATCCGTTATTTTGTCTGCTTTAGCAGCCAATGTGAGTAGCGGCAACGTTTCTGTTAACCTTTACACGACGTTAACCGGTTCGACTAGCACGGCCACCGGAACTGTTCTAACTGAAAGCGGAAGCTTCTCGATGGCTGAGTCTATTGTTGTTCCAGCCTACGCGTCGTTAGAGATGATTGTCAATAAGGCAAACGTTCCTTATGGCAGTAAGTTACGTGCACGTTCATCCGTGGCATCCGGCATTGTTTTTACCGTTTCTGCTGTTGATATTCAGCCTTGATTGTTATCATTAAATAACTAGCTGAAGAGCAATGGGAAAGAAAAGGGAAGGGGGATATTTAGGTGCTACGCCAAGCACGTGGAGTAGCACGGTTCGTCCAGGTATATGGAATCTTAGAAGCCAATTTAACTTAAAAAAAGAGGGTACGTGGCCAGGCTTGTATAGCACTTTGGCACTTGAGTACCTTGTTGTCGCAGGTGGCGGTGGAGGTGGCGGTAGATATTATGGCGGTGGCGGCGGAGCCGGTGGTTTTCGTACGAATGCCGGGCCTTCTGGTGGTGGAGCATCTGCAGAAGGCAGTTTTACAATTACTTTAGGTAGTTCTTACACAGTCACAACCGGCGGCGGTGGTGCAGGAGGACTGTCTGGAGCAAGAGGAACTCAGGGTTCTAATTCTGTTTTTTCAAGTACTACATCAACAGGCGGCGGCGGTGGTGGCGGCAATACCGCCCCTAGTGGCGATGGTGGTGCAGGTGGCTCTGGCGGCGGCGCAAGTGGCTATTCAGCTACAAACGGCGTTGGTACTCCAAATCAAGGTTATAACGGTGGTGCTGGTGGTACTTACGCAGGAGGCGGTGGCGGTGGCGCCGGACAAGCTGGAAGCAATGGTCCGGCGGGTGATACAACAGGCGGTAAAGGAGGCAATGGAGTAGCTTCTTCTATCACAGGATCCTCTGTAACCTACGCAGGTGGAGGTGGTGGTGCATACGGTTCCAGTTCCACTGCGGGGACATTGGGCGGTGCAGGTGGAACAGGCGGTGGCGGCCCAGCTTCTAACTTTGGGACAGCAGGAACAGCGGGAACGTCAAATACGGGAGGTGGAGGTGGCGCCACAGGTGGCCTTGGCGGATCACCAACGACAGGAGCCAACGGGGGATCTGGCGTTGTGATTTTGAAAGTTGATGCAGGATTAACTGCAACTTTTAGCGGTGGAGTTACTTACTCAACGGCAACAGTTGGAGCCTTTAAAATTTACACTATTACGGCTACTTCGACAACAAGTGAAACCGTAACTTTTAGTGCTTAATTCATCTATAATTTATAGATAAGCTTGAACGCGCAATAATACTATGGCCTCTCGTCCTCTAGGCGGTTACCTTGGTGCCACTCCGGCAACATGGAGTGCCACAAGTCGCACTGGAGAATGGGACTTAAAGCAACAATTTGACCTGCAAAAGCAAAGTTTATGGCCTATTCTTGGATTCACGGCTGATTATTTAGTTGTTGCAGGTGGCGGCGGTGGTGGCGGTACGCCTTCTACCGGAGGTTATACCGGTGCCGGTGGTGGTGGCGCAGGTGGTTTCCGTTCGATTACATCTCAAGCATTAAGCACAGGAACCAGTTACACCATCACTATCGGCGCTGGCGGTGCTGGTGGTGTATCCAATTCCAATGGAACCGCAGGTAGTAATTCCGTTTTCAAAGAAACAACATCTGCTGGCGGCGGCGGTGGTGGAACAGGTGGTACACCTACAGGAAATAGTGGTGGAGCAGGTGGTTCCGGCGGCGGTTCAGGCGGTTATTACCAAGATCCAACACCGGCAGGTGGTTTAGGGGGTGCAGGTAACACCCCTGCTACCAGCCCATCGCAAGGCAATCCTGGTGGAAGCTCTAAAACAAACAGTACGTATAACGCCCCTGGTGGCGGTGGCGCTGGAGCATCAGGAACAAATGGTACATCTTCTGCTGCAGGCCCAGGTGGTATTGGTTCTACCAATGCTTACTTAGGAACTACTCTTTATTACGCTGGCGGCGGCGGTGGTGGCGCATTTGATCACAGTCCTCTTGCGTTAAAAGGTAACGGCGGGCGCGGTGGCGGCGGTCCAGGGGGACATGCAAGCAGCACTGGCAACGCAGGCGGAAGAGGTGTTGACGGAAGCTATAGAACAGGCGGTGGCGGTGGCGGCCGAGGAAAAAATGCAACGACCGTGGGCCTGGGCAGCGGTGGCGGTGGTGTTGTATTGCTACGTGTTCCAGAGAACATAATCGCTACCTTCTCTGGTGGTGTTTCCAGTGCTTTTTACAACTCACAAAGTGGTTATAACGTTTATTTAATTTACGCAACATCTACTATTTATGAAACAGTTTCATTCAGTGAAAAACCCTCTGGTTTCACTGTTCAATCTTTAGTTGTTGCAGGTGGCGGCGGCGGTGGCAACAACTACGGTTCTGGTGCTGGAGCTGGTGGATACGTTGAAACTTTCCATACCAACCTTTCTTTATCAACAAATTACACTGTTACCGTTGGGGCAGGAGGCAGCGCTGCCACTGTTGGTGCAAATTCTGTTTTTGGAACGGTAACTGCTTATGGCGGTGGCAGAGGCAGTAACGCAGGCACAAGCGCAGGAAGCGGTGGATCTGGAGGTGGTGGTTCTTGGACGGGGGACGGGGGTTTAGCAGCTCCTGGTAGTGCAAGTCCTTCTGGCCAAGGATCACCTGGTGGCTATGGTGATGAAGGAGGCCTTTCTCCTTATGGCGGCCCAGGCGGCGGCGGTGGCGCCGGAACACCAGGGAGACCTGCAACCGCTGGTCAAGCAGGTGATGGCGGCGATGGTATTACGTCTTGGATTAACGGATATGCCACAACACGTGGTGGTGGTGGCGGCGGCGGTGGTTCTAACAACTATGCATATGCAAGCGGAAATGGTGGAGAAGGCGGTGGCGGCGATGGGAGTTATCTCCCTTCTTCTACTCCTGGGTTCCCAGGTAAGGCGTTTACCGGCGGCGGCGGTGGCGGAGGCAGAGATACTCCTGGTACTGGTGGTGCAGGTGGCTCTGGTTGCGTTGTGCTCAGAATTCCTGACACTTATAAAGCAACGTTCTCATCTGGGGTTACTTACAGTACAAGCACTGTTACTGGATACGTTGTTTATTGGGTTACCGCAACCTCAACAGCCAGTGAAACGGTTTCTTTCTCGGCTGCATCTGGTATTGCCGTTGAATATTTAGTTGTTTCTGGTGGTGGTGGAGCAGGTGGTGAAATTAGTGGTGGGGGCGGCCAGGCGGGTGGTGGAGCAGGTGGTGTTATCACCGGAACAATTACAGCACCTCTTTCTACTGGTCTAACCGTTACTGTTGGAGCAGGTGGTTCTAGTGGCGGCCAGCGCGTTAATGGTGGTATTGGATCCAAGAGTAACTTCTTTGGCGTTAATCCTCTTGGCGGTGGTGGTGGTTTAACTTTCCAAAGCACCGCTTTAACCGGTGACGGTGGATCTGGCAGTGGCGCATCTGATCGCAGCTATAAAGCAACGGCTTATGGCACAGGTGTTCCCGGACAAGGTAATCGTGGTGGCCAAAGTGTAAACCCAATTGGCGGCGGTGGCGGTGGAGCAGGTGGTGTCGGAGGAGATTCGGTCAGTTCCCCTTACATCTCTGGAAACGGCGGTGTTGGTATTCAATGTTCTATTACTGGTAGTGCCACTTATTACGGCGGCGGTGGTGGCGCAGGTCAATTCAGCAATCCTGCTGGTGGTACTGGTGGTCAAGGTGGCGGCGGTGATGGTGGAACCCTTACTTCTGCCAACGGGAAGAGCGGTACAGCAAATACCGGCGGTGGTGGCGGTGGTGGTGCTGGCCTGGGCTCGAATACCAGTGGCGGCGGTGGTGGTTCCGGTATCGTCGTACTCAAAATCTCTAACGCATACACAGCTACCTTTAGTGGTGGGGTAACCTTTTCGCTTTCCACAGCTGTCGCAGGATATAAGATTTATACTGTAACTGCGACCTCTACTACTTCTGAAACTGTTACTTTTAGCTAATGGCACACTTCGCACTGCTCGACGATAACAACATCGTCACTTTTGTTACCGTTGGTCGTGATGAAGACAACGGTAAAGAGGCTGAACTCAGCGCACGTACTGGTCAAACCTACAAACAAACCAGTTACAACACCCGTGGCGGCATTTACTACACCCCTGGTACCAGTACGCCAGACCCAGATCAGTCGAAAGCGTTCCGCAAAAACTATGCGGGCATTGGTTACAGCTACGACGCCACATTAAATGCCTTCATTCCTCCCAAGGAATTTGCATCTTGGTTGTTAAACACGACAACAGGTCTCTGGGAGCCACCTATTCCTTATCCCACTGACGGTAAAGTCTATCGTTGGGATGAAGACACTCAATCTTGGGTTGAAATCCCACCTCCTGCATAAGTTGATTTAGGACAATGACAATAAAACTTGTTGATGCGGCTAAGTATTATAAAGAGCTTCCTCATCAGCAAGAAGCTCTGGAGTGGCTCGAAAAAGAGTTAACTCCAGAGCAATTAAATACCTTTGCCACAAAGTACAGAACCGAGAAAAAACCAGCTGTACAAATTGAAAACAGCTGGGACGGCATTTATCAAGCTGCAAAATCAGCAGGGGCTAAATTTCCGGAATGTGTTTGTGCACAGTGGGCACTCGAATCAGGCTGGGGCCAGCACTTTTCTGGTACCTGGAACGCATTTGGATTGAAAGGATCTGGAACAAGCGTCAATACACAGGAATTTATCAACGGTCAATGGGTCACCATCAAAGCAGGTTTTATTGACTTCCCTGATCTAAAAACCTGTGTTTACTATCTCGTTGATCGTTGGTACAAAGACTTCAGTGTTTACCAGGGCGTTAACCGTGCAAGCACTCGCAATCAATGTGCTGAGTTATTAGTTAAAGAAAAATATGCTACAGATCCCGACTACAGCACAAAATTAATCCAGATCATGGATCGAAAGCTTGGTACTGCAGGTAACAAGCCAGTAGAAGAACCTGCCAAGCCTGTTGAAAAACCAAAGTTCAATCCTTGGAGTCCCTTCACTTACAAGGTGACGCCAAATATCTCCTACGGTGAGCTAACGCTTAACCAAGAAGCCCGCCGTTTTAATAAACAGTATCAATGCGATACAGCACTGGAACTGTGTAAGTTTCTTGAGAAAGTTAGGACAGCATTTGGCAACAAGCCATTGATCATCACCAGTGCATCACGTCCTGAACCCATCAATACTCAAGTGGGAGGTGCAAAAAATAGTGAGCACACCTACAGCGCACCATCTAAAGGAGCTGTTGATTTCTACATCGAAGGAGTTGACATCTATAAAGTGCAAGATTGGTGCGATAAAAACTGGCCTTATTCAGTTGGATACGGTGCGCCCAAGGGATTTGTTCATTTGGGAATGCGAGAAGGAAAGCCTAGAGTTCGCTGGGACTATTGATGTGAAGAAATACAAGGAGCCGTACATACGCGTAAACGTATGTTATGAAGTTGGCAACGAAAAAAAATGCGTAACGCTGCCTAAAGAGCAAGCGTACGCAACAAGAGATTGGGTTGAAAGAAACAATGGTGTTTGCTTCTGGTTTCAGGCGTTACCTGATTAACGCTGCTTAGCGCGGCCAATCACAAGGCCACAGATTTCAATGAGACGGTACAGCTTGCGAACTGCAGCATCATCCTTGGGAGTTGGGGTGAGTGCACAAATGGCGGAACATGCGGCATGAATAGCCAGTGCTACTTCTAAATAACGATTTAAATCGTGCATAATTGATCTCCTGATCTCCTTACATTCTATGTCTCTGTACTGAAGATTTTATTTAATCTTCATAAATACGACAGGCCCTTTCCCAGGGATTTAAATCACAATACGATTTGAATGCTTTGGCAGGACTTGGCGTGCCAAGATGAAATCGTTTTGATAACTTACAAACAAACCAGCTGTAAAACTTGATCACGGTACTGTGGTAAGGGGTACAAGAAAGGCTGGAAAGCGGTCATCGGCTTGGTGCTCACGCTGCCATGCTTCCTCCCATTCACTTAAAGAATGATCGTGAACATCTTGACCTGCATAAGTTTCTGTGTGATCGTTCAGAATAAAATCATTGTTCTCTAAAAGAATATATGTAAAATCTTCAAGCAACAACTCAAAGTCACCGGTTGGAAACTCAATGACAACACCAACCTCATAGTCAAGAAGCTCGTTGCGAGTCGTGGAAACACACAATAAATACGTGCCAGTATTCAACGGATAGTACCGTTCATCTCCTTTATCTAAGCGGTTTGGATCAAAGATGTTATACAGATCGGACTGTGTATTCATCACGTGTCCGACATATGGGTTATAGACTTCACCGTCAATGGTTGCTGTAATACTATCATCTTGAAAGATGCCACGTCCCTCAATAGGGACAAGGTTTAAGTCATACACAGATGTGTTGATGTATTTAGGCCTTGGGCCTCCTTTGGCGACAATAATCCAAGCTTTTGAAGTAATGGTGAAACTAAACCAGTGATTGTATACACCGCCACCGTAACCACCATTGGAATTCTGATTTGTATCCCGACGACCAACAACTTGATTTTTTGGCCCAAGACTTCCTTTTAGATTTCTTAAGGACAGCTGGCTGAATTGTCCCATATTTAAGGGATTGTCCTGCGTCCTTTGACGCTGGAGTTCCTGATTACGTGCCATCTATAGTCTGCAGACCTTTAGATGTATTCTACTCGTCTGGTATTTCTATGTTTTCGGGGAATGTAATGGCGTTCTTGAAAGACTGATTGAATACGAGAGGGCGTTCTTTGTTGTGGCCATACGCCATTAATTTCTCAGCTTGAAACTCAAGCTCGAACGGATGAACAGCTGATGGCGGAAATAATTTATTCCAGCTAGACACCATATGCAGGGGATTACCACAACGTGGGTTCCCGCAGAGGCGTGTCACAACCATTCCCCCCACATCCCCCCAGGCGCAGTTGTATAACGCTTTATGAAAACTCAGGTTTTCAGACTTTTGGTGGCTATAGGCAGAGCGATAGGACGGCATACACACACGCTTGGGGCTGTATGGGCCAGGGGTATTGATGGCCCAACAGTCTTCCGGGTCGCCAATCGTGACTTTCTGCCAAAGCTTGTGGTATTTGGCCTTGTACTCAACGTGTAGGTAGTTGAGGTCAAAGCCACAGATGTTGGACTGGATTTTATGGACGCAGTGGTAACACCAGTGCTCGGCAAGATCCCTGATCACATGGCCGTGTGGACAAACAAAACCTTTGTAGTACCCATGTGTCTCAAGAGACTCGTCATCAAGGGCGTCGATGTCTGGTACGAAGCGGAAAGCAACGGTTTCAAAAAGCTTTCGTTCCGACCGATGGAGATTTGCCATAGCTATTTCAGCATTATCATTTGAGTCTCATTGTGAGTTTGTTTCTTTTTTGCGTATTTGGTGGTGGCGACCAGGGTTTTGCGGTTGTCTTTGGTCTTATTGGACTCTTCGTGCAACACATCAGTATTGATGGGGTCGGTACCAGTACGTAAGTAGTACACCACTCGGTGTGCGAGGTAGACCACGTTGTCGATACAGACCATGTAATAGCCAGTGGTCTTGTTGAGGCGACCTGCCTGGCTGCCAGCAGCGTTACAGGCCTTCTTGATTCGCCATTCCAGGCCACTGGGGTACTGGTCCGATAGCTGGAGCAACTCCTGGACACGCCAAATAGGTGGCATTTCCTTGTGGTTGCGGGACATCCGGGGGTACTGGGGCTGGAAAACATAGTAATAGGGGTTCCAAGGGAGGTCAAGCGTGCAGAAAAAACTAAGAATGCTTAATTTCACTCTTTATATACAGTTAAACGACGCCGCTTGACCAAAGTGTACGTACTTTATTTCTCTTTGCTTTCTTTCCGAACTTTTAGACATTACACCCTTTTTCATAGTGTCATTCGCCTTAGGGGGGGAGTAGACGGGGTCCTATTCTCTGTTCCTACGCACCTCACTTTAGTCTCAACCTAAGACTCGATGCGTAAAAAAAGGGGGTTCCAATGCACAAAAAAAGGAGCTACGTCCAACAGCTCCCTACCCGGATCGTCTCCTGGGGCACCTTAGCCCCTATTTGCGTCCGTAGTCATCACTGAGGCGGGTAATGTCCTCCTCGTACAGCTTGGCGCCCCTCTGGACCTCAATCAGAACAAGCTCCGAGTCGCCAGCCTCCAGGCGATGGACGGCACCAACGGGGATAAAGGCAGTGGTACCGGGGGAAGCGAGGATTTCCGCATCTTCCACAGTGATGACACCAGTCCCTGTCACCACCACCCAGTGTTCCGAGCGGTGCTCGTGCTTCTGAAGACTGAGTCTCGACTGAGGCTTAACTGAGATTCGTTTGACTTTGTACGTCGGCCCCGAGCAGATCGTTTCAAACGTCCCCCAGGGCCTCTCTTCCGCATAGGTCATGCAGTCACCTCGGCCAGCTCCTTATTCTCAGCTTCTTTGCGTTGTTTTTTCCGCTTGCTGGTCTTGATCTGAGGCTCTTCCTTCTTGGTCAGCACCTCCTGGAACACCTCATTGAAGTCAGAGGCAACCGTATCCCAGTTGAAGCAAGGATCAGTGACGCGGTCGTAACACTTCTGTGCCACGTCATCGAGCTTGTCACGGTTTTCGTAAAGTTCTGTAAGGATGCTTGCTAGATGGTTGTCATCTGGGCAGGGCATGATGCGACCGAAGTTGGTATCCACATCAGCGTGGAGGTTACGAATCAGGGGACCGCAGCCTTCAAAGATCTCTTTACAGGAGGTGTGATCGGGAACCACCTGGGCCACACGGCAGGCAGCGTGCTCGAAGTTGACCAGACCCCAGCCTTCCCCTTTGCAGGTGTTGACGCCCACATCAGCCACGTTGTAGATCGTATTGAGCAGGTCCACTGGTACCGAGGGGCCATGGGGAGTAGGCGCAGTCATGATTATGCGGCCATTGGGATCCAGACCTTGACGGCTCATCTCCCGATGGAAGAGAGGCATGATGTCCCAGCCCTGGTCCTTTTGACCCATATGCAGGTAGAGCTTGGCGTCTGGCTTATCGACTGCAAATTTGGCAAACGCCGAAATCGTTAGGTCAATACGCTTGCGGAACTGGTTGCGGTTCCCGTTGAAAACAATGAAGTCATCAGGACTGAGGTTCAGCTCCTTCCGGCACTTTGCCTTGTCCTTGGGATAGAACTGACCAGCGGTTACGCCGTGTGGAATCACCCAGATGGGCTTATCAACCCCAGCGCTCAACGTTTCTTCTGCGCCGAATTTGGTGTAGCAGACCGCTGCGTCCCACTCATTCATGGTGTCAGTGAGGCAACCATACCAGCCGTAGGAGTCCATGGGGTAGTAACCCACGAACTTAAAGCCGATCTCATCACGAAGATCACGAATCTGACTCCACTGGTTATTGATGATCCAGCAGTCATTGATCGTAAAGATCACGTCAGGCCGCACCCGTTCTGTTACTTCGCGAATCCGTGCCTCACCAAAAGGCTGGTTCTGATACATATTTGCTGCTGGATATAAGTAGTAATCCTTTTGCAGCGGGGTGTAGTCCCCATGCCAGTTGCAGCCCAGCACATGGATTTCGTACTGATCTTTCAGACGACTCAGTACATTTTCGGTAACACGCGCAAAACCGGTGGTAGCGACAATATCGCCCACCCACAAAAGCTTGGGCTTATTTTCAGTCATTTAATTGTTTATTGACTGAAAACAGTATACGAATTATTGAGGAGTTATAGACCGTACTAATTCTTTTTCCTCTGATTGTTTTGCTTTTAGCTTCTTCTTGAGGAATTCAGCAGCCCGATGGGTATTGGTTGTATCCCCACAGGTATAAAGATCGATAGCAACGTAGCCAAGTTCAGGCCAGCTGTGAATTGAGGCATGGGATTCAGCCAGCAATGCCAAGAGCGTTACACCTTGCGGTTGAAATTTTTCACCAAAGACCCGCAAAATTTTTGCACCTGCCATGTTGAGCGCCACCTGGAGCAATCGCTCTAGCTCATCGTAATCATCAAGAAGTTCTTGATCACATTCATAGAGATCAAGGATAAGGTGACGCCCGTTGCTCACAGTTCTTCTGCTACCTCTTCCATTGTCGCATTAGATGCTTTGTCAATAATGTCCCCGTAAAACGTACGCCATTCCTCTTTATTTAAGCCAACTTCCACAAGGGAGGGATACTGCTCGTACTTAGGACCGGACGCTCGCAGTGCGATGTTGACAACACGCATGCCGCGACTGTTCTTGAATTGGTAGACATTCAGCTTGAGCTGATGAACGCATACGTCCATCAAAAGGGATTCAAACCGGCTGCGACCAAGGATGTTGCTGTTTGAACCACGTGAGAATTCGCAGTAGCTGGCATACAACCACTTGTCCCAGTTGATGTACAGGTTGGAGACACCACCGGGCGCATGTTTTGCGAGGCCCACAGGAGTGGCAATACCTGGATCAAAAACAACACAATGCTGCATCCAATCAAGGATTTGGTTGGATTTAAGAATTTGTTCACGATGATGCTTGGCAAAGAAGTCGACTTTGTCGTTGGTCTCCATCAGGTATTCACGCATCTCAGCCTCGGACATATCGAGGACCCAGTTCACAAGCCCTGGAAGCAAAGCCGCAAATTCTCCGAAGGGACGACCGTGATCATCCATATCAATCAAAGTTTTTTGTTCGGCAGAACTACCTGTGAATGGTTGATCGAACGGGATGGTGAGACGACGACGGGCTAAACCAGAGGTGGGGTCGGTTGTTTGAATAGGTTCATTGGCCGTAATCATGACCAGACCATTGAACTTGAATGGCTTCTGACTACCGGCCTGGAACTTGCGCTCATTACGAATCAGGTCACGACCCGTAATTGCTTTCAAGACGGAGACCGATCCGCCGTAACGCTCCACATCATTGAAGAGCAACAGTTTCTTCTTATAGAGGTTGGCGGTTTCAAACCGGTTTTTTTCCAGGTGCTCTAGGGAAGAGATCATGGCATTGTCATCACCCACCAATGCATGAGCAAGGTTGGAGTAGGTGGACTTACCGGATTTACCGGGGCCGACAATCTCCACAAACTTTTGGATATCCGAGTGACTCAGAAGCGTGGCACGCAACCAAGCCCGCAGCACCTGGACACGACCCCAGCTGTCACGTTGCGTGGACTTCAACCATTTAATGATGGGTTCACAACTTGCGTAGGGATCGTATTCGTACGGCAGTTGTTGAGTGATGTACATCTCACGGTCAAAAGGAAGCAACTCCCTGGTATCAACCTTCAAGATTCCATTGGTAAAGAGCAGGTAGTCATTGCCTTCATACCAGTCATCAAAAATTGTCGAAATCCTCAATTGCTCCATTAAGTCGGAGATGAGGTTCATCGAGTAGCCACTGTGCAGCAGACCCTCTTTAATGGAATCAAGCTGGCCTTTGATATCGCCCTTCACCTCGTATTCCGACAGCTGTGACCACAGACCTTTCCTGTGGTATTGATACATGAAGAATGCACCATGCGACTGGCTATACCGAAGATTTCCTTGGTAGTTCTGCAATAAGATGGCTGCAATTACGTCAGAAGACGGATTGCGTGTTTTTTGTTTAGCGCCTTCTCCTCCGCCGTAGTTAGGACTGCTTCGACGACGATAAACCTTGGTATCACCTTCGACCGTTTCTTTTTTGGGAGGTGTGGCCAACCCCAGGTCTTCTTCAAATTCGGTCAATAATTTTGCGACGTGATCAAGCATGGTGTCATCTACATTCATTGCTTTGTGGTTTTCAGATGGCTTCCATCCGTTCTCCTTAGCTACATGCACTAGGGAGCCAACGCCTCGGCCACCACCTTTTGAGAAGGAAAGCCAACGCCGATGACATTCACCATCTTGATATTTATCCGATTGCCTGGACCATTCATCCCATTGATCAAGCAACGATTCATCCAATGAATGAAGTGACTGACCGACTGTGATCCAGATGTCGTAGTCATCAGTTGCTTCTGGCGGCATACCCCACATTGCCTCCAGTGCCAGCTGCATATCCCGTTCAAGGGATATTTCAGCGTTGATGGCAAAAGAAGGACCAATGATGCGTGTGGTTTCTTTTGCGGGAACACCTTGCTTGACGTTCTTTTGAACAATGCAGTTCAGCAGCCAATCCGGAAACTCAGGCAATTGCTGGATCCATTCAAATCCTTGATCTGGAGCAGTGAAATAGCCTTCTGTTTCAGGGTGCAGACCCATGAGAACACCCTGGTGCCGCTTCCAGAGAATCTCTAGTTTTTCTTTAGGGCCTTCTGAGTGCCAGGTGTATTTATTGCGAACGAATTGTTTGTGTTGATCCCGTGACAATTTATACAGTTTCCGCTCGCGTCCTTCTTTACCACTAAGGATGGTCAGCGTTGGGGGCAATGCCTCATTAAATGGAAGGTCCGAGAGATTTTCAATGAGCTGGTAGACGGTAGGACCATCGACATCAACCCAGACAAAACCGTAGGGATGGTTGTAGACAGGACCACCAAGCAGACCAATTGCTTTACAGCGTCCACTCAAAATCTCATCTTCTATTTCTTTTGGACTAAGTGGCTTGTTTTGCCAACCTGCAATATATGGATCTTTATTCGGACCCAAGGGAGTCAAGGGCCAGTCAACTGGGATGTAATCAAGCTTGATTTCGCCAGGCTTAAGTGTTTGCTGATTGGTATTAGTCATGCCTGGGCTTCTCGTCGAACTTCTACTTTAAAGTTTTTATCTGCAAAAGCTGCCTCTTTCAACAAACAAAAAGCGTGGAGATGCATGTCAGTGGGCAGATAAAAACAGTCCCCATCCGTCGCACTTGTCATGCGACTCATGAGACTATTCATCCACTCACCCATTGCGACGTTGATGTCCATGGTGAGGGTTTGACTTGTGTTTTCTAATCCTACGGCCGGCAATCCAAGCAAGCCATTACGAATTTCTGGAAATTAGCAAGTCTTATGAGACTTATTAATTGGATCAATCGTTTCAAATTGCTTCATTAATCGCTCGTAAACCTGCAGCGCATCTTCTTTCGTGACCACAACCACCTGGCACGCCACGTCCCAGGCGTGACGCTTACGGTTTTCCAGTTTGCTCATCTTGTTTTTGTTCATCTTTATACCAAGGCGCCGTTAACTGCATTGCTCCTCCAAGCTTTTGGGATTCACCTGTTTGGAGCACTGGATCAATCGGATGCTCCCTGTAGATTGGTTTGTTTTGCTTTTCAAGCTCAATCTCAGCCTGGATCCGGTTCTCCAATTCGATCATATCAAGTCTGGCCTTTAGTTTTGCTTCAAACCAAATGCGTTTCCACCACTTGATTACAGCATCAATTAATTGTTTAAACAGAGAATTAAACATGATATTCTTTAGATATAATTAGTTTATAGATATTAAAGCTATGAAGGACACCCGTGCAGGCGCAGAGCGTCAAAAACCAGTCAAGGGCGCTGTTGACAAAGCAGGCAAGAAGGGGATGCCCAAGCCTGCGGAACGTCCCGTCCAACAACCCAAACCAGCCAAGGCAGCTGAAGCAGGTAAAAAAATTCGTGCGCAAGAGAAAGGAAAAGCCCCCCGTGGAGAAGTTACACCACGCATAGCTCCACCACCTGCACGAAAAGCACAAGCTACACGTCCCGCTTCTCGGCCTGCAGCTCGACCAGAAGGAAGAACCGGAGCCGCTGGCACACCTAAAAGCACAGCACCTACAGGGCCAGTCAAAAAAGCAGTTCCAGTGCCTCTACCCAAAGGTATATTCGTTCCCCCCAAAGATCGGGCACCTCGTGGCCGTGTTGTAGGAACTGGCCCAAAGCGTATTCCACCTAGCATTCCTGGATATAACCCTGGATTTCCAACCCTTTGATCTTTAGTAATCATGAAAATTTCCCCTAAAGAAGCAAAAGGGAAACTGGATCGGATGAAGGCTGAACGGACTGCTCAACGCAAGCCTAAGCCTTCGCGTCCCACTCGAACTGTTCCTAGCACCAAACCAACCCCTGGGCGTGCAGCACCTAGTTATGGCATGACCCCTAGCTCTGTCGGGATTGGTACCAGCCCAGGTATTGGATTAGGTAACGCAAGTTTTCCAATTAGCGGACCGAACTTTCCAATCAGTGCGTCAAACTTCCCTATTAGTGCGTCAAACTTCCCTATTAGTGGACCGAACTACGGCTTTCGTTAAATAAGATCAGGGTCATAGGCGTTACAGTTTTCTATCTGAGCATAGTATTCAGAAACCAACGCGAGCCAATCTTCCCTCAGGGAATCCAGGAATCTCCTGGAGATCTTAAAGACTTGAGTACGAACAGGCGTCGACACCAAGATTGCCGCCTGTTGTACTCTCATACCAAGAGTCTGCTCGATGGCAATGTCATACGCAGCGAGTTGTTTGCAAGTTTTTTTAAATTTCATGTGACCCCCGAGGAGATCACGCCATTCAGGCGAACCTTTCTCCAGATCTTTAGGCCACTTGCGGCTATAGGGTTTGACGCTGGTTTTTAAGTCAGCAAGCGTTAGTTTGTTGTTGGCAACAGCAATAATGTCAGGAGCCCCAGCCCAAGCACGACCCTCGTCGTCACAACCCCAGACGCGAGCAACATCGTCAGCACCAATAGTGAAATCAAATTTATCAAGGACGGGTGACTCCGCCCAAAGAACTTCTTCGAACTGATCCAGAATTCCTGGCATACCAGCCCAAAAGTCCGCATATTCCTCTTTGATTTCAGGTGTTTTATTCCCCTTGAGATATTGCTCCATGCCGTAGTGGATTGCAGTACCACGTTCGGCAGCAGCTTCTTTAACACCTGGATTTGCTTTCGACCACATCTCAAGCTTCCGCTTGTTTGCTTCGGAAGCTGTTTCGCTAATGATAGTAGTTACGGACGGTGCAGGTCCAGTGGGTAACGGAGTTGTGTAGTGACGTTTTCCGTTAAGTGTTATCCTGGCTGCGGTCCGATTAATCGACCGCATTACTTCCGGTTGCTCTTCCTTGGCTTTAATCCAAGGATCTGATGTATTCAGTTTAGCAACCATTAATAGGTTTTGTATATTGGCTACACTGTAGCAGATATAAAACTAAGAATGCACGAATTTAAGCTCATCATTCTGACGATTTTATTGTCTATGCTAATCACAATCGTTGTCGAGTTAGTTCCCCATTGGATCCACTAGAGCGAATTAAGTACTCCATCAAGGGTTGGTGGGGCTGCCTGGGAGCCCTATTGCAAATTATCTGGATTGCAATCAAACTGAACTGGGAAGTTTTGACAGTATGGCTTGCAACATTAGTCGTTTCTATTACTGTGATCCAAGCCTTGATCTCAAATCATTTCTTCAGATGGAACACCGCAGCCGAAACGGTGTTGCATTCGACGATATTGAGACCGTAGAAGCAGACGCCTTCGAGGAAAAATTAATCCAAGAAGGCGAACTCTACTTACGCGTTGATCTTTAGACGGTTGCCAGATCGTAGGTGATCATTTCCTTCACCAGATCTTCAAAGGAGATTCGTGGTTCCCAACCCAACTCCCGGTAAGCCTTGGTGCAATCACCCAGGAGAGTATCAACTTCAGCAGGACGATAGAACTGAGGGTTAATTGCGATTACCGTCTTGCCCAGTTTGGTGCTGTATCCGGTTTCGTTGACGCCTTCACCTTGCCATTCGAGACCAAGATCCAAGTAGTCAGCTGCAATTTCACAGAATTGCCGAACGCTGTGCTGGATACCACTTGCAATGACATAGTCTTTGGGCTGTGATTGTTGCAAGATCAGACGCATGGCATCGACATAGTCTTTGGCATGGCCCCAATCACGTTTAGCCTCCAGGTTCCCCAGCTCAAGAACAGGGATCTTACCTCTGATAATAGAAACTAATCCTTTAGTAATCTTCTTGGTGACAAAGTTATCGCCACGGATTGGACTCTCATGGTTAAAGAGGATCCCATTAGCTCCGAACATGTCGTAGCTCTCGCGGTAATTCACCGTTAGCCAGTAGCCAAAGAGCTTGGCAACACCATAGGGACTTCTGGGATAGAAGCCAGTCTCTTCATTTTGCGGAAACGATTGGACTTTCCCAAACATCTCGGAGGTAGATGCTTGATAGAACCGTGGATTTGCAGATCCAGCCCGGCATGCCTCCAGAACATTCATGACACCGATTGCGTTTGCCGCAGCAGTGCTGACAGGAGACTTGAAGCTGACACCAACATGGCTTTGAGCAGCCAAGTTGTAGACCTCATCAGGACAAAAATCCTGAACAACTCTGGTCAGAGAGGGCGCATCCGTCAGATCGGAGTATTCAATCTGCACATTACCCGGAAGTTCCCCACCAAAAACCCACTTGAGCTTGTCGAGATGGTTAGGTTGTGTGTGATTTCTAACAACACCACAAACGTTGTAGCCATTATCGATCAGGTTACGAGCCAAATAGGCGCCATCTTGGCCAGTAATTCCGGTGATTAGTGCGCGTTTCATTTGCCATATCTGCGTGGTTAAAGTATAACCATTGAAATGACGTTTAGTTATGTCGGCTTACTCGGTGTTTGATTGGCCGCTTCAGAAGAACACAATCGGCTGGAAAGAGCGCCTGGCACTGACAAAATTTATTCTGACTTCTGATCGTTTTACAAACGGTCCCGAATGCCGCCAATTTGAAGACGAATGGAGTGAGTGGCAGGGTGCACCGTATTCCTTGTATGTAGCCAACGGTTCTGTAGCCAATTTCCTACTGCTTGATGCCGTACACGAACATTATTTCCCCGACAAAAAACAGCTGACGATTTTTGCGCCAGCCATCAACTGGGCCACAAACATCTCGACGTTCTGCCAACAGAACCACAACGTATATTTTTATGACATTGATTACGAGACGTACAGCCCGACTCTCGAGTCAGCCCAGCAGTTGTTCTTCAAGGGACTCCAGCCTGACGTTGTTTACCTGACACATGTTCTTGGAGTCTCCAATGACATGGAAAGGATTAAAGAACTGTGGCCCCATGCCGCCATCATTGAAGATTGCTGCGAATCCCACGGTGCCCGCGATGCCAAAACTGGCGTCAAAGTCGGCAACACAGGCATCGGCTCAACCTTCTCGTTCTACTTTGGACATCATATGACCACCATTGAGGGTGGCATGATTTGTGTCCAAGACGAAAAACTATATAACCTCTTGCGTGCCAAGCGTTCTCATGGTCTGTCTCGTGAGATGTTGCCGTCCTACAGGGCCGAAATCCAGGAGAAGTATCCGGATGTGGACCCCACTTTCCTCTTCCCCACTAAGGGATACAACTTTCGAAATGTCGAACCCGCCGCAGTGTTAGGTCGCGTTCAACTTAAGAAGCTTGACAGTTGGAATGAGCAACGCAGCAAGAACTATGCGCAATTCCGCCTGGAAATGATTGGGCGCTTCTGGTTCGATACGCTCCCTAAGCCAGAAGGGAACAGTGCCATGACCCTTCCTTTCCATTGCAAAGACGAAGACATTGCCGCTGAACTTAAGAAGTTTCTTCAGTTAATTGGCATTGAAACCCGTCCGTTCCTGGTGGGCAACCTCCTGCGCCAGCCCTTCATGGAGGATTATGAATCGTTGATTCCTCTACCCAATAGCGAACGGATGCACACCCATTCGTTCTACATAGGCAATAACCACTTCATTAAAGAAGCCGACATCAAAGAACTCTCGAAGGTGATGGACCGATGCGGGTATTGATTTGTAGCATCATCCGAAACCGGGAGCCATTTTTGTTTGGATGGAAGGATCAAATCTTTTGCCTGAAGGACGAAAACCCTGGCATCACCTTTGATCTTTCCGTTTTTGAAAACGATTCAGATGACGGCAGTGTCGATTATCTGCGGATGATTGAACCCGAGTTAAAGGAAGAGCTGGGCAACGTCTGGATCCAGTGCATCAAAAAGGACTGGCCCTATTTTGGTTCCGTACGTGCAGAAGATCGCGTCAAGTATTTAGCGGAGGCCCGCAACGAATGCCTGGAAAAAGCCGAGCAAGAAGTCGGGCTAGCTCAGTACGACAAGGTTGTATTCATTGAACCAGACATTGACTTTGATCCGGAGGAGATCAGCAAGCTCTTCTGGACTGACGACGACATTTGTTCACCGTATAGTGTTCATCCTCTAAACGTCCAAAGTCATCGTTGGATTTATGACAGCTGGGCCACCCGTCTTTCGGTTGAGGATGACATCTTCAAGGGTCCACGGATCTATGAGATGCCACCCCGCCTGGATGTTGTTGCCACATTCAATTGTTTTTGTGTGTATCGCGCCAAACCATTTGCAGAAGGTGCACGTTTCTCCGGCATTAACCCATGGACAAAAACCTGGGACTGCGATACCACAAACATCTGCTATGAGTTTAGTATGCGTGGGTACGACCGTATTGGGCTCTACAATATTCTCCTGACCCACCTAGGGAATTAAGGCAAACCGTACTGTCCTTTCAAGTTCTCCGTATTTGATCTAAATGGAAAAACTGCCAGACTATATCCAAGCGATAGAAGAGGGCAAGACCCTGGTCGCAAACCACAACAACCTATTGAAAAGCCTATTACTATCGAGGCAAACCAATGACAACAACGTTTATACTGACCAAACAACCAACGGAAGCACAGATGTCCCTCTCAACACAGGTGAAAGATTCAGTCAACCAAGCGATTCAACATCTGCGTGATGCTCTTGCGTTTGCTGCTCGGTCAGAACATTCAATCACGATTGGCACAATTTCAGACATCTTAATTCGCTGTGAAAGCATTGAGTCAATGGATGAAATCATGAATCGTTTTGGCAGCAAGTCAAAATCAGGTAATATGCAGATGCCAGAAGATATGCAAAATCTCGGCTGAGGTTAAAACCCATGGACAACCTGTTCTTCTTAAACGGTCTTCCCCGTAGCGGCAACACGTTATTTAGTTGCATCTTGAATCAGAACCCTGACCTTTGCGTAACTGCAAAGAGCCCAGTGGTTTACATTCTTGAGAACTTTTATAACCAGCTTGAAGAAGAACAGGAAGTTCATCTGGCTAATTTTCCTGATTACAAATCTTTTGACAATGCAATCACAGGAGCTGTAGAGGGTTACTACAAAAACTGGACAGCGCCTTACATCATTGACCGTGCCCATTGGGGCACTCCAAACAACATTGAACTGATTAAAAAATACATCACACCTTCTCCAAAATTCATCTGTTTGTATCGTCCTCTAGAAGAAGTTGTTGCTTCTTTTATTAAATGGGGCACAGAAAATGACAACATTATTTTTGATTCTGATATGAATCAAGATGAGTTGTTTGAACGAGCAATTGAAGAGAACAACATTATTTCAGAGTGTCTTTATGCGTTCATTAATTTAGTTTCTACTGTTCATCCCGAATCGCTCTTATTTATTACATATGATGATCTTGTAAATAAAACAGAACAAGTTATTGAAAGAACGTATGCATTTTTAGGGCTACCTAAATATGAACACAACCTTAATCAATTAGACCAATTTGAATTAAATGGTATCACCTATGATGATGAACAATATGCAGGCAAAAACTTGCATAAAATTAGAACAGATGATATTCGCAAAGATGTTTATAATTTGAGCAACTACTTATCTCCAGAACAACTTGAGCAGATGCAAGGGACATCATCATTGATTGAAGCCTTGGTAAATGCAAGAGGTTTAAGTTGAAGGAATCAAATCGACATCGCCTTACAGAAGAAGATAGACTTCAGAAATACTTTTGGGATTTAGAAAAGTTAATCCCCAATCCGCCTGCAAACTGGGCGGTGAATGCTAAACCATGTAAGTGGGCTAAAATATTAGCAGAACGTAAAAAGAATCCTGATGTCTCAGGAGAATAAATATACTAAGCCGGAGTTACGCGAACGAATTAAAGATCGTGTGATGGCTGGATCGAAGGGCGGCAAGCCTGGGCAGTGGTCTGCGCGTAAGGCTCAGCTTGTCGCACAGGAATATAAGTCTGCTGGAGGTGGTTATAAAGGTGGCAAGGGCGAGAAGCAAAAGTCGTTGGAGAAGTGGGGCAAAGAGAAGTGGATGACGAAGGATGAATATGAAAAGCGTAGTAAAGCTAAAGCTGCTGCCAAAAAATACAAGGACTCCAAGTAATGGAATTATTTCAAAAATTTCTTAATAAAATTAACCAGGGCTACAAAGAAGCAGATAAACGTTTAGGGGGACTTTTACCTGGAGGCGGCACAGGAAATCCGATGAGCAAAACTGTTGCAGCAATTAATCCACAAGATGCTCTTGGATATGCTGTTATGACTACAGCCCGTCCTGTGCAACAAACTCTTAGTAAAGCTATAAACAAACACATTGACTCAGGAAGCTGGAAAACAACGCAGAAAAAAGTTCCTGCTTTAATGAGTGAAGCAACTCTTGCAATGCAACGCCTAGGTAAGCCTGGTATTTGGAGTACCGTTTTTCCTTCTGCACAGCAATATAAAGAAATGGGAACAGGTAGTTTACCTTCAGGTATTCAATTAGATGTACAAAAAGGTGGTTCATATTCTACATACGGGCCTCATTTTGTACCTGACGAATTAGCAGTACGTGTTGGACCACAGACTCCCCCCTGGATTACCGCACATGAATTGGGACATGCTATTGATTATTATAAAAATCCCAAGGAGTTTGAGCATTTTAAAGATATTAATACGCCCAAGGGAATGCAAAATAATTCAATGAGACAGCTTAGTCCAATTGCATTAACACTTGGAACCAGTGCATTAAAAAATGACGATAGACAAAATTCTTTATTAAGTGCGGGTATTGAAGGTGCGCTTAGTGGCTTAGGTGCTGACCAAAATAAATTGCGCATGGAAGCAAGAGCCGATCGATATGGCATGCCCCTAGCACAAAAAGCAGGAGTATCTTGGAACCACCCACAAAATATAATTGCAAAAGGAACTTATTTAACCGGCGCTTTATATCCAGGTTTTGCCCAAGGCGTTGTAGGAGAAGTTTTATCCAGAGGAGCAGACACACTTAGCGGTTTATTGGGAACAGCTGTAAAAGCATTAAAAGGAACACAGTTAAGTCCAATGGAGCAATCTCTTTCTAAATATGGATATGACCCCAGGCAACATGCTTTATCATTTAAAGGAAATGAGATTCAATTAAGATCTCGCAACCAAGCAGAACAAGCTTTATATGATTACATAACAGATCCAAATAAACGGTTAACAACTGGTTATTAATAATGGATTAACTATGGCAGACAAGGACAGTAAGTAATGGAACTAGCAGGGAAATACGAAAGCATGCTAACGGGCTATACACCAGATACGTTTCCTGATCAAATGTTTATGCAAGAAATTGCAAAACAAAGTCAAAATGATCCAGAGATGAGAGAAGCAGCTCTTGACTATCAATATCCTTTTAAGATGTCTGAGCTACTAAACAGTAATTATTCGCCGCGAGTTAAAGAAGTAATTGCAAACGCCGCCAAAGTTCAACAGCCAACTTGGTCTGAGGTAAAGAAAAAACATGGCTTACGATAAAGCAATTCAAAAGGGATACACCAAACGCTACTTACCAGAAAGTGCATGGGCCTCACTGTCTAAAAAAGAACGTGAGGAGACTGACCAAAAGAAAAGAGCTGGTAGTAAACAAGGTAAACAGTTTGTGCCTAACACTGAACGTGCGAAGAAAGCAGGACGTGCCGCCCGTCGTTACAAACAAGGTAAGTAAGTATAGAATCAGTAGAGATACTTTAAAGATCATGGCTAAAGCAGTTCCCTCCAAAGGTAAGGCAGTACCTCCCAAGGGCAAAGCAGGTACTACTGATAAGCAAGCTGCTGCACGCGACAAGTTTAAAGAGATGATCGCTAAGAAAAAAGAAGCTGCCGCTAAAAAGAAAAAATAGTGATATGCTGACACACAATAGTGATATGCTGACACACGGAGCAATACCGCTCTGGGACCAATAGTCGAAAGTCCCTCCACGTTACGAACGTGGTGCTTAGCAACAAGTTGAGTGGGAAGGAAGTTATGATCCCGGTATAACAACCGGGATTTTTTGTGACTACTCTTGTTGCCAACATACCGCCAGTCAAGGTTTGGGTACGGCGTGAGTACTTGCGTGACTTGCGTGATGGCCATGGTGAGTACACACCAGGGTATTGGGTGACGTGCAAGTCATTGAGTGGTCGCGCTCTTTACTTTGAGACGTACCTAACTGAATACGGTGCGTTGTACGACAAGCTTCCCATCAGTGCATTTCTTGCGTGGGATTCTAACCATCCGGAAAAACCAGAAAGTCCAACACCAGACCTGGAGCTAACTGACCTGCAGTTCTGGAATGGATTTGATACAGGTTTGACGGTAATCGAAAAGAACCTGATCTATAACATGGAGTTCCAAGTTATGACACGCAGTGCCGGTGTAATGACGGGCACATACCTATTTACGATTGACAACTATCATCCACATAGGAACGAACCTGACTTTTATTTTGCGGAGTTCCCCGATGAACACAAATCCCATAACATCGTGGCTTTGGACAACGGTCAAATTGGCGCTTATCCCAACAATCGTTGTCGAATGGTTGATCCATCGCTCACCAACCATGAGCTAAAGACACCAGACTTTAAGGTATCAACACGATATTTTGATGTAGAACACGCCCCCAAGTGGGGTCGTCTTGGAGAATGTGATGATTACTTTTGGAAAACTCCAACTGAAAAAGTTGTAGAATAAACAGGTTCCCCCTCTCTTTTGATGGGGCATCACCACCCATACTGCTCTGTCGGTATGGTGCGTCCCAGGATACGCTTTATCGTTTCCAATGGGTGCGCGTGATAGAGGTGCAGTCACTGTCTGGATACGCCTGGTTAACTCACAGCCCGATTGTCGGTACGCCAGTCACACTGCATCCATCTATTATTTAGGGTACAACGGGGATTAGCGCAGTTTGGTAGCGCAATTGCTTTGGGAGCAATGGGTCGCAGGTTCAAATCCTGCATTCTCGATTATCGAGAATCTCAATAAATTGCGTTTATCAAGAATCCTGATAAATTAGTTATATTAAGAACACGAGTAAATGTTCTTAATGCCCATAAAAAACGCAGACAAAAACAGAGAATATCAGCTGGAATGGTATCACCAAAACAAGGGCCGCTTGAAGGATCGGATCAAAGATCGACGGTACAAAAACAAGCGGTTGATTGATGACTACAAAGAGGAGTTGGGCTGTGTCTGCTATACCTGTAACAAGTTAGAGCACCCGTCTGCTCTTGACTTCCACCATATGAATGAGGAAGAAAAGGAGTATACAGTTTCAAAAATGGCTGGATACAAATGGGAAAGAATAGAACAAGAAATTAAGAAGTGTATTTTACTGTGTGCGTGTTGCCACAGAAAACTTCATAAAGGTTTAATATCCCTTCTTTAATTAGAACCGAATACCCAATGCACCTAATTGTAGAGCCATCATCTGTTCCTCTAAAAGAAGTTAAGTGCAAGACGTGGTAAGTCAAATTTAGTTGGTGCTGCTGCACCAATGTTTGCAGCACCAAAGCGAGACTTTAATAAAACATCAGCAACTGCAGGGTTTTTTTGATTGGCTTTTAACCAGTCTTGCAAAGCACCGTGCATAGGTTGTTGAATTTCTCTACGAACTTCTTCAGTTGTTACGTTTGAACGTAGTAGATTATCTTTTTTTGCTTGTTGTAAAAGGCTTCCAACTAATCCCATATGTTTACCAGCTAAGGCTGGATTAACACCATAGGCTTGAAGCATTCCCCCAAATTGACCAACAACTTGAGATGCAAGTCCTGGATTTTCTACAACTAAAGATCCCATAGGGCTCTTTAACGTATTGCGGATCATGCTGCGAGAAAAGTCAGGACTTTGTCCAACTTGCCCTAAGTAATAAAGACCTTCATACAATGCATCTGGTGTAATGTTTTTCTTAACAGCTTCTTGAGTAAAACGATCAATAATTTGACGCGCTTGACCACGCGTCATTGCAATGTCACCGTATTCGACAGGAAGATTAGATACTGAAGCAGGATCAAAAAATTCCATCAACCGTTTCGCAACGTAGCTTTGATTTGCCAAGCAGCCT